TCAGGTGGTGTGTCTGAGCTCTTTGGGGCATCCGACAGCACTGGCGCTTCGTGCGCTGGCTGTGCCTTGGCCTTCGGTGCTTTCTGTTTAGGCGCGGGGGGCGCTGGCTTCGGTGTGGGTGGCTGAGCCTGTGCCTCCACCCCTCTGCTAACGGGCGCGTCAGGTGGGAGAATAACGGGCAGCGCCTGCACGGGTGCCTCAATGGGTGGTGCCTGCACGGGTGCCTCAATGGGTGGTGCCTGCACGGGTGGTGCAGCCTCAATGGGTGGTGCCTGCACGGGTGGTGCAGCCTCAACTACCACATCCTCGATTGTGACGCGTTTCTGCTTGGCGCAGCCGATGTGCACAGCACCAGACGCATTCTTACTCGCGTTCTCAGCCGATAGTTTCATGCCGCATGATTTACAGAACCCGTATGTCGCCGGGGATGTCGCCGGTGCAGCTGACGCCTGCGCAGGAGGCGGTGCTGGCTTCGGCGGCGGAGGGCCTGGAGGTGGAGGAGGTTGAATCGTAGGTACAGCTGGTTGTGGCTGCACGGCCTCCACTGACACCTTCTGAGCTGTTGCGCTGTCTGTGATTGGTTTGCTTACGCTTCCTGACGGCCTATAACCTATTCCCATTTTCGCTCCCTTAAGCCCGCGCAGAATGCGGGCGCCTTTCGACAAACACTCTTCTTTAAAATCACAACCGCCATACTTGTCGCACGCCTTGAGGTTGCACGGTACATCATGCGCGCTCACTGCCTGCGCAGCTTCCTTCATTCCCGGTATAACCGAGCGTGAAACAGTATCCCAAAGCGGCCCAACCTCGTCAACGGAAATCGTCACGCTGGTTTCAACTACGTCAGGCGCCCCCTGAGTCTGAAACGTAACGTGCGCGAGGCGTATTGCCTCAGCTGCCTTGAACGTGTTAACGCCCCATTGCGCGTAGCCCAGCATCTGGATTCCAGCCTCATGCTGTGGGTTGATGAGGTCCTCTGCTGCGCAGCCCCATTGGTCAATACTTTTCTTGAATTTCCAGTCAGTGAGCTGTAGCAACGGCAGCTCCCGTGGGTTCACGAGGTCGATATAACCGAGCAACGGAACATCGAGCGCCGTCAACGTGCCGTCGAACTCCTGCTCTACACCCAGCGAGGCGCCGAGGTCAGCCCCACGTGGTGGGTAGTACGACATACCCTTACGTTCTAACGGCGTTAGAACATCCTCACCAGTGAGCAGATAATGCTCGATGCGCTCGTGCCCGAGCTTGCCGCGCTCGGCCCCCTTACCTGGCGGTTTGCGTGGACGGTGCAGGACCTTGTCGAAGTACCATTTACGCAGACAGCTGTACGCCGTCTGCATCTGCGACACGCTCGTACGCACGAGCTGCCCGTCGACGACTGAGTGGCTGTGCGTCGGCTCGCTCACTGCAGCACCCCTGGCTTGGTCCCGATGTATGGGGCGCTCTGGATGCCCTTCTGTGGCTCAACCACGCGTAACGGTCGCATGCCTGTTGCTTTCACCGAGTAGTTCACCCATGTGAGCCCATCATTCTTCCGCACACCCTCAAACCCTCTGGCGCGAAGTACCTTGGCCAGCTGACGCGGTATCATTACTGGCGCGTCGCCTTCGTGAACGCGACACCACTCGACATATATTCTGTACAGCGCCTTGTGTGTAACCTCACCGCCCTGGGTGAGCTTATCCTCAATGAACGAGCGCATACTGTCTTCTTCCTCACGGTACTCACGCGTCGCGTGTCTAACCGCCTCTGGCGGCTGCAGCCCCTCAATCTGCCATCTGAGGCATCCTTCGATTGCCCAGTTGAGTATGCCCGGCAACTCCGCGCGCAGTTTGTCGATGAGCTGCGTATCCTGCTGAGCCCCCGTGAATGAGGCGGTGAACGGGATGAGGCGCATGCGTCGCCACGTGCCTTCATCTGTCTCATCAACTCGCGGCTTAGGATTCGAGCACATGAACAACTTGTGCGTCGGCTTGAACTGCGTGGCATCCTGTCCCATGCGGCGTGCATTGATGATGTCGCCACCCGTGAGCTGCTTCAGTGTCTCTGCTGAGAACACAGCTTTGTCAGACACCTCGCTGCACAGTGCCAGACGTGACCCCATGAGATCCATCTGCTCTGTCGTGTGAGCGTCATGGTGTCTGCGCAGCAACAGCTTCGACACGGCTGTCACAGAGTAATCACCCATCATCTCCTGAATGGCTCTGAAGAACGTCGACTTCCCGTTGCTCCCCGTGCCGTGGCAGAAGAACAGCACCTGCTCACTGACGTCACCCGTGAGCGCGTGGCCGACTGCTTTCTGCAGATACAGCCTCACCTCAGGGTCAGGCTGAATCTGCTCCACGAAGCGCCGCCACGTGGGGCACGTGGCCGTGTCGTCATACGCAACCCCCGCGCACTTTGTCATCAGCCACTCTCGTTGCGCCTCTACCATCTCGCCTAGCCGTAGGTCGATGGTGCCGTTCTGCACGTTGAACAGCCACGGGTCAGTATCCAGCGCGGCCACTGACACCGTGTGCTTCGACCTGAACCCCTTAACCATGCTCTCGAGCATCGGCATGTTGCCGGACTTGCGCACCCATGCGCGCCGGGCTTTCAGGGCATCGTCTGGGAGTTCGCCCGACTCTTCGAGGTCCGCCAGCTCTTCGCGCATGTGGGCCTGTGCGAGCATCGCACAGCGCAGCCCTTCGTCTCTGTCAGTGAGCACCCACCGTGAGGCGTCCCACGCCAGCCATTTACGGAACTCGTCAACCCAACGCAGCGTGTTACCATACAGCCTGGCCATGAGTGCAGTGTTGTCCATGTCGTTAAACTCCTTCGCTAAGGCCTCTGGCTGCCCTTCAGGCGCATCCTCGTCTTCAGGGGGGTGTTCGGCTAGGGCTGTCGTCTGCGTCTCTTCACGGGCCTTTCTGGCGCCTGCACGGGCCATCATGACATTACGCTGGGTTATGATGGCACGTTGCGCCTCGGCTCTGGCCCTACGCTCAGGCTGCCCGCTACGCGCTGTGGCAAGGAGGTGTTCAATGGTGTCCCATTCGGTGTAGTCGTTGGGTGAGTCTTTGACCTCGTTGCGCCAACTCGGCTCGAGCAGCTGCAGCAACGCGCTCGACGCCATCCACATCTCAGCAATCTCAGCGAGGATGCCTGTGGCTGAGCGCCATGCCTCGTAACGTGACGGTGCACCTGGCATGCGGCGGTCAGGTGGCTCTGTGAGCGCCTCACCCCTCAGGAGCCTGCGTACGATTGGGGTCGCCGGTGATTTCGTAATTGTACCGAGCCTCGTTCGTAGGGCGTCGAGGTCAACGGGGCGTTCAGGGTCTTCGTCTACGTACTGTGGTATTGGAACGTCTGCACCCGCTGCGAGGCGCTCTGTGATGGCGCTGTCGACTATGCCGGCTGTCACCAGCGGCTCACCGTCGTGGTACCCGGCCTGGTGTCCACATCGGTCGTTCGGTTTTCGTGGCAGGTAAAACAAGCGACTTGGGTCTGAGGTCGCCATGTCGGCTTTGATTTCAGCACCGACGTGTCTGAGCAGCGCTGGGCGGGCAACCTGACGCCAGTACGCAGGCGAGGGAATCGCAAGCGGCTCGCTGAATGGAATCATCACGCGCGCTTTGCATACGTCGAGCAGCCCTGGTTTAGGCGCCGGCGCGATGTAGCTGTGCGTGTGCCAAAACCAGTAGCGAAGGCCCTTGCGGTCGAGTGAGCTGAGGAACTCACTGAACTCGGCTTGAGTGCCTTGGTCGAAATCAAGGCCAAGCATCGTCATGTGTGTAACATTCTCGCCAAGACGATGCAGCACACCGCCCGTGCATTCAACACCGTGGCGCTTGCCTGTGTTGCGGCACGCCTGAGGGCACGGGTCAAACATCGCGGGTATTACCGCCGTGCCGTCCTTCTGCCCAATCTCGTACGTTGCGAACAGGTGGGTGATTGCCTCAAGTGAGTAGTCATCCTGCGTTAGTGACAACGGCGCTCGCGAGTGTTCGACGAAAGCTAGGTACATGCACTTCCCCCAAATAAAGACCAGCGCGCACTTGAATGGTGGGGGAGCCTGCCACCCAAGGGCGCTGGGGTGCATGCTGCGCACCGTCCGGCAACTGTAACAACCCGTTCAAGCTGCCGTCAAGAGTTTTCTGTGGCACGCTGACGCCGCTAGTTTCCATCAGGCACTGTTACACTACGTCAGACTACATACAACTACATAAAACAGCTTGTACCAGTGAGGAATGTCGATGGACGATGACGATGCCATTTTTAGGTCAGCTCACTAGTAGAAAAGTGCTCGTATAGACCAAAAGTGCTCGTTTGGTCGTTTTTAAGCAAGCAAACAAGTAAACAAGTAAACAAGCACTTCTCTCCTAATGAGCTGAGGTAAAAGTAATATCATCATTTAGTAGTTTAGTATGAAATTAAGTAGTTAGCCGGAACCCTAGTTTCTTCCAAAATGGAAAAAGAGGGGCCTCATGGGGAAAGTGCTCGTACGAAGCCCCCTTTTGATGTGTGGTAGTTTAGATAAAAGGTAGGCAGGATGTCTACACGAGCACTTTTTAGCACGCTCACCTTGTGAATGCTCGTTTTTACTAAGTGCTTTATTTTACTTGAGTGGTGTAGGCAGGATGGCTACACGAGCACTTTTTAGCACGCTCGCCTTGAGAATGCTCGTTTTTACTAAGTGCTTTATTTTACTTGAGTGACACTTCTTTCAAAAACGAGCACTTTTTACGGAGCCTCAGAACAACCGATAGAACAGGGCGCCTCAGGTGGGTACTTTCGTGTACTTAAGTGTACTTCTAAGGAGCACACTCGTATTGTCTCAGAATGTACGATTCTGTTACATTACCCCTACGAGGTAACATATGGGGATTCTAAAAAGACTGAAGATGCCGCAGCATGTCACGTATCAGAAAACTGAGAGGCGGCAGGCTCAGCCTAAAGACATCGATGCGCGTCCGTACATGGAGCGTTTGAAGTACGAACCGTTGCCTGAGCCAGTGCCATATAGAGGGGAGATAATGCGTGACTCGAAGGGTCGTCTTCTCCCTGGGAGTTCGGGTATGAACCCCCTCGGAGCTCAGGTGCACGTGATGAATATGCTGCGCGCTCTCACTGCTGACGGTGAGGAACTCATCGCGCACGCGCTACATGTGATGCGAGGTGATATGACAGCCATTGCCTATACAAAATCGGGCGAGCCATACGAGTGCAAGCCCACGCTGTCTGACCAAGCGGAGGCTCGTCGTTTCCTAAGTGACCGGCTGCTCGGCAAAGCGCCAGAGACCATCAAGCACGTAGAGGACAAACAAGGCCCGTCCATTAACTATGACGCGCTTGATGAGGCTGAATTACTGACGCTCAGGAAGCTGCTCATCAAGGCTGCTCCTGTAGAGAGCAAAGAGGCCATCGACGTTACACCCGTAGCGGGTAAGACGACGAAGGGCGAGTGACTGTCATGGGGAGTAGTGATTTTGACTTGGCGCTTGTTGAGCGCGCTCTGTATAAGAGGTCGCTCACTGAGTTCGTCAAAGCAGCATGGCACGTCATCGAACCGGCAACACCTCTACTGTGGAACTGGCATCTTGACGCCATCTGCGTGCATGTGCAGGCGCTCATTGAAGACAAGCCGGGCACACCTCAGAACCTGCTGATGAACGTCCCACCCGGAACGATGAAGTCGCTCGTCACGTCGGTATTTCTGCCTGCGTGGGTGTGGCTCAGGCGACCGAGTTGGCGCGCCTGTTTCGCGTCCGGCACACCCAGCGTCGTGACTCGAGACTCTCTCAAATGCAGAGCGCTCATTAAGAGTGAGTGGTACCAGAAGACGTTCGCCCCAGAGTGGCAGATATCAAAGGACCAAGACGAGAAACAGCTGTTCTCAAACACGGCAGGGGGGCTGCGGCAGGGCGTGAGCGCAGGCGGGGCCATCACGGGCGTTCGCGCCGACTGTCTTTTAGCTGACGACCCGAACAACGCCAGCGACATTCACAGTAAGGCACATCGCACGTCTATCAATGAGAATTGGTGGGATGCCGCTTGGCATAACCGCATTGCAGACCCTGCGCGGTCGAAACGCATCATCATTATGCAGCGTCTACATGAGGAAGACCTTGCAGGCTACCTGCTGGCTAAAGAGGGCGACCAGTGGGCGCATCTGTGTCTGCCCATGGAGTTCGACAAGAACCTAAGCAAGACCACGTGGCTCGGGTGGACAGACCCTCGCAGGCGTGAGGGTGAGCTACTGTTCCCCCAACGATTTGACGCGGCGTACCTCGAGAGTGAGCGTAAAACACTCGGCTCAGCGGGGTATGCAGGGCAGATGCAGCAACGCCCAGCGCCAGCGGCAGGTAATAGATTCAAGCGTGAATGGTGGCGCTTCTGGGCAGCTGATGGTCAGATGAAGCAACGCCCTACGGGGTCGTGTGCCGTGCCTCCTGTGCGGTTCAACCCAGCGATTGACCGTTTTGATGAGGTAGTCGGCAGTTGGGACTGTTCATTCAAAGACGGGGATGAGAATGATTATGTAGTAGGGCTCACGGTGTACAGGGTCGGAGCGCTGCGCTACGTGGTAGCGCGTTACCGTAACAAGTCGGGGCTCGGCGCGACAGTAGAGGCAGTGCGCCAGCAGGCGCGTGACTGGAAGCCGTATGAGGTGCTAGTTGAAGACAAGGCCAACGGCTCGGCGGTTGTGGAGCTGCTGCAGAGCGAGGTCGACGGCATCCTCGCGGTCAACCCCAAGGGTGGTAAAGAAGCAAGAGCAGCGGTGCTCGAGCCGAAAGTCGAGGCTGGGCAGTGGCTGTTGCCAGAGGGTGCTGAGTGGCTCGGTGAGTGGATGGACGAGTTCGCGTCATTCCCCCTCGGTAAACACGACGACCAGGTCGACGCTGCCTCTCAGCTCGAGGCGCGCCTCATTGAGGACTCAGACGTTAGCGCTGCTCGCCAACTGCTTGGTATCACTCACAGGTAACTCGGTCCTACCGAACACCACTGTGAGATGCGCAGTGAACCACAGCAGGGGTTTAGCATCAGCGTCAAGCGCCAGGTGTGCGTACACCGAAGTGCGGCGCATACTCCATGGGATTTTGTATGTGCTCAAAACACCCCCGGCGTGTGCACACAGCTCTATCAGCTCCTCTGTAGAGAGCGCATGCAGGCGCAGGTTCAGTGTTTCTTTGCAGTCCAGTGTGTCTGTACCTACCGACACGCGGTCTATCAGCACACCATAATCAGACACCAGGTTACCGGCCAAGCGAATGTAAAAGCGCTTTACAGCGTCGTTCTTTTTCTTCACTTCAGCACCCCGTGTAACAGCCGCTCCTGTTTCAGCGTTACAACACAGAGGTGCATCACGTTGTGTAACTCGTCAGGCACGGCGCCCTTTTTTGCGAGCTCGTCGAGCGCCAGCGCGAGTTCATCACAGGTGCGTTTGCGTAAGGTGAGCAGCCTAACGTAACCCTCATTTGTCGCATCGTCGTACCACGGCAATTCAAGTTGTTCTTGTGACATTGTGTGCTCCTTGTTGGTGACGAGGGTATTCAGTGCACGTAGCGTGCCACGCATTCAGCTGTTGCACGGCGTGCAACACGTAACGGATTACGTAGTGTTACGTGCGCACGGGAGCGCGTGACTTGGTAAACTGTACGGTATTAGACACCCACCGACGTAAAATGACCCATCTACAGGACACTGCACCAGCGCGGTTGCGGTAGGTTACACGATGGCACGCACGTTGCTACATATAAATTTGTCCATCACAGGAGCACACACAATGAGCAACATCGTCATGAATCGGTTCGCAGCAGTTCACTCGGGTGTGGTTTTCGGTATCGGTAGCACCAAAGAAGAGGCACTCAAGGACTCTGAGAAGTGGACCGACATGGTCAAATACCTGTCGGTGGTGCCGTGCACCGAGGCTGCGTACCAGCGTATAGAGGAGAACGGGTGGTGTAGTGGCATCTCGGTGTACCGCGATGGGGTGATGCTCGAGACGGAGGAGGAGTGATGAACATGTCTAAACGACATATGCAGGCTGTCGCCAAACGCACTGGCAGGCGTGTAGTAGATACGGCGTCTGGTACCGTATGCGACCCCAGTACTGAAGGGGAGGAGCACACGCGGGTTGAGGTTAAACAAGGGGGCAGGTGGTTTGAGAAGCATGAGGCACTCGCGCGCATTCTAACAGGCAAGCTGTGGCGTGGTGGGCAGTTCTCGCAGTTACCAGACGGGCGCTGGCTGTACGAGCAGTCAGCCACGTGCCTATTGCTGATTGACCAGCGCGTGGATGTCGACACGCTGCGCCGCCTGATGCTCGAGAGCGAGGTGGCGTGATGATAGATGCAGCGGCAACAGAAGGGGCCACTGAGCGCTACATGGAGCTCGCGAGATTTCTGACACAGCCAAAGTGGAGGGGTGGCGTGTTCCAGAGACTGCGTGACGGTGGGTGGGTCTACAAGAATAGGCATGCTGAGGAATCGGGGAGGGTTACAGGAGCGCTGATTGCGCGTGACATCGATATTCCTACATTACGCCGCTTTATGAAGGAGCTGACATGACCCCGGTGCACATCAGCGACATTGCCTTACGCGCAATCGCACGCAGATACAATATCACTGTTGATGGTCGGACACACATCAGTAAGCGCGCGTGTGACAACAGTAAGGCAACGTCAGCTGACTTGATGACAGAGCCCACACTCAGCGACCCCCTGAAGCCCTTGCCCCAGCCTCCCACATGCGTTGTGTGCAACGTGCTGTACCAACAAGTAACGAAGGGCAGAGCGGGTAAACACAAATGACCCACGCGCGTTAGGTTACCCAGGGGAGGGGGAGCCTAACACGCTGTAAATGCATGTCTATGGACAGGCACAGTGGTTGCAATGTCCTTACTCATCACAAACAGGGAGCAAACAAATGCGATACGCGGCACTTGAAACGCAGGCACGGTTGCACGAAGAGTGGACGGTTGTTCTTGGCGCGGTGGCGAAAACTGCTTACAAACTCGCTGAGAATCCATCAATGGAGCTGATTCAGGAAATCCGAGCGCTGCAGGTGGCCGAGCAGATGGCAAAGGCGCGGTTTGAGGCGGCCATGCGTGAGGCGTTCGACATGGACCCCATGCTGCTTACTGAGACTGAGGAGCTCGCAGACCCTAACCAGCCCACGGCTCGCATCAACCCAGAGGTAGTTGAAGCGCTTGTCCGTGAGTGTAGGAGGTAACATGACGTCGCTCGCTAAATACAAAGGACACGACTGGGTAATAACGCACTACGGGGCGCCTGTTTACGGGGATATTGTAGGCAGGTGCGGAGCATGCGGTATGGAGGTAGACCTGCAGACGTACCTTGACGGGGCATATGGTTTCTGTGAGCAGGGCGGGTACATCAAATGCACATGCGGCGCTCGGGCGTGCGGGTATGGCAACTCAGGCTCAGGGCATGCGCACCACTGCCTCGGTCGCGGTACAGAGGCCCCCGATGACGAACCCTTGACAATCGAGTAGACTCGCGCCCATGGCCCCACGCAAAACGAAACCCAAATCAGACAATTGGTCATCGTACACCACGGGCATCGGTGTAATGGGCCGTGATAAGCGCGTTGACACTACGTTCTCGCCCGAGATTGTAGACCACGCCACGGCGGAGGATGTGTGGCAGGGTGATGACATCGCCGCGCGCATCGTCGAGACAATCCCGAATGAGATGACACGTGAGGGATTCGACGTTCGAATTGAGGAGGACTCAGAGGCAGCTGAGGCCACCGAGCACGCGCTACGAGAGCTGGGCACTGACGCCATCATGCGCCAGGCACTCTGTTACCGTAACGCCTACGGTGGCGCAGGTGTTCTCATGGGCCTTGACGACGGGGCTCAGGGTAAAGCGCTGGAAGAGCCACTCGCCGAGGACCGGATCAAAACGTTCACACACCTCTCGCTGTTCGCCCCGCGTGAGCTGCAGCCTGTGGCCTGGTACAACAACCCACTCGCCCCCAAGTTCGGCCAAATCAGCCATTATCGTCTCGTACCACAGGCCGCTGGCACCTCGGTTAACATGCTACTGCACGAGTCGCGGCTCATCGTTTTGCAGGGTAATAGCGTCAGCAATCGCAAGCGCCTTACGGGTAGCGGTTCAGGTGCGGGGTGGGGCGACTCGATTTTCGTGCGCATCATGCACGTGCTGCGAGATTTTCAAGCCACGTGGGCGGGAGTGAACATTCTGCTACAGGATTTTGCCCCAGCTGTGTTGAAGATTAAGGGCCTCGCCAAGCTGCTTGCGGGCAACGTTTCCGGGCAGAGCTTCGCCACACGCGCGCAGGCGATGGAGCTGGCCCGGAGCATCGCTAAAATTACAGTGCTCGATGCGGAGTTCGAAGAGTACTCACGCCAGAGCACAAATCTGACCGGGCTCGCTGAGGTCATTGAGCAGCTCGCTTTACGCCTGGCTGCAGCAGCTGACATGCCAGTCTCGCTGCTGATGGGGCAGTCACCTGCGGGGTTGAACGCCACGGGAGAGGCCAACACCAATTGGTTCTTCGACCAGGTGAAGGCCAAGCAGAAGTTTCAGTTACTCCCCGCTCTTACGCAGCTCACACGCACTGTGTTCCTGTCCAAGGACGGCCCTACAGGAGGCAAAGAGCCTGAGAACTGGTCGATTGAGTTCCGCCCGTTGAAGCAGATGACAGAGAAAGAGCACGCTGAGATTCGGGAAATACAGAGCCGTATCGACGTGGCCTATATCACAGCACAGGTAGTCACCTCCCAAGAGATTGCCAAGAGCCGCTTCGGCGGGGATGCCTATTCAACGAACACTGAGATTGATATAGAGTTGCGCGACGAGATGTTGGCTGACACTGAGCTGCAGGAGAAGGAACTCGGTGTTTCAGGGGAGAGTGAGGCCGAAGATGCCCGACCTACGCAAGAGCAGGCGCAAGTTCAAGCTACTGAAGAAGAGCCTTCCTAAGCCCCCGCTCCCCACGCGGCTTCAGCTCGAGTATTTCGCAGAGCTGCGCAAGATGCTCGCGTACGCGCGCGCGCTGCTGAAGGCTCGTCTGTATCCTGTTCTCCCAGAGCTACTCGACCGTGCCGCTCAGGCGCGTGGTGATTCTGTGCAGTTGACTGCACAAAGCCACGCTGACGCCCAGTCACCAGGCCGCCGAATCAACCGCATCATGGATAGGGTGTCTGAGCTCTTCTACAAGAAGTTCACGCACGACCGCCTCGAGGCCCTCGCCACGAAGGTGGCGAACGCGGTGAGTGACACGCAGCGCACGCAGCTGCTCGAGCAGGTGCGGCGTTCCATTGGTATTGACCTTAAGACCGTAGCTGACACAAAGCTGACAGGGCAGCTGAAGCAATTCGCTGCGGACAATGTGGCACTCATCAAGAGCATTCCTCAGCAGCTATTTGATGAGGTTGAGAAGCGCGTTCTAACCGGCATGCGCGAGGGTACGCGGCACACTGAGCTGTTGACTGAGCTTGGCGAGCGCTTCGGCGTTGCTGATTCACGCATGAAGCTCATCGCGCGTGACCAGGTGCTGAAGTTCAACGGTGCTCTGAACGCTTCGCGTCAGCAGGCGTTGGGCATCACTCGGTACACGTGGCGCACGGCTGGTGACGAACGCGTGCGCGGCACGCCCGGAGGCATCAGCCCAAAGGGCACTCACTACGAGCGCGACGGTGAGGTTTACAGCTGGGATGACCCGCCTGGTGACCCCTCAGACCCTGCGGATGGCGGCCACCCAGGGCAGGCCATCAACTGTCGGTGCTGGAGTGAGCCCTTGATTGCAGACCTCGTTGAGGAGGGGTAACATCGACACCTATGAAGCGCGTTCAACGAATTGACCGAGGCGAGCTCAGCCCAGCGGAGAAGATGCCCAACGGCTGGATGCGCGTTGACGGTTACGCTGCGCGCCCGGGAATACTGGAGTACCACCGCCTTGATGGCACGGTATGGCGCGAGTATCGCCCGCCTGAAGAGGCGTTTCGTGCTGACACGCTCGAGTCGTTTGCTGCTGTGCCCTTGACGAACGACCATCCGAAGTCAGGCATGCTCGATTCAGGCAACACTAAGCTGTATCAAGTCGGTTCTGTGATGCACGCCGTTGAGTCGGATTTAAAGGTGCGTATTCGAGCTGTCATTACCGATGCCTCTACGATTGACGCTGCGAGCAGGGGCAAGGTCGAACTCAGCTGTGGTTACTGGGCGGATGTTGAAGAAACACCAGGTGAAGTTGATGGGCAGCACTACGATGCGATTCAGCGTAACGTTGTTATCAACCATGTCGCGATTGTGGCGTCAGGTAGAGCGGGACCGGAGTTTCGCCTGCGATTGGACAGTTCCGACGGTGTAATAGTAGACTTTGAAGCGCGAAACACTCTAACTGAAGGAGCGCTCGTGAAAGTGCGCATTGATGGTGTTGAAGTTGAGGTAGCAGACCCTGTTGCTCAATTGCTTGAGAAAGAACGGGCTGCCCTGGCGGCGGCTGCCGATGCGGCTGCGGCGCGTGCCGATGCTGCTGAAGCGGCGCTCAAGACGGCCAAGGCCGAACTTGAAGCTGCTCCTGCCAAGGTGCGAGCCGAACTTGAAGCTCGCGCGAAACTTGAGCGAGTTGCTGAGAAAGCACTCGGCGAGTCCAAGTTCGACGGCAAAAGTGACAGCGAGCTTCGAGCAGCTGTTGTGAGCAAGGTTCTTGGTATGTCGGTTGAAGGGCGCACCGACGCCTACGCAGAAGCCTCGTTCGAGCTCGCACTTACGCAGCTCGATAAAGCGCCTGTCCAGACTACAGCCCCGATTCGTGCCGATGGGGTTGATGACTCAACGAACCGAGTTGAAGCGGCACGCCTCAAATTCCAGGAAGCGGCGCGAGCGGCTTCGCAACGGAGCAAATAACCATGAGCCAAACAAGCTACTCGAGAAACATGACTCAGGCATTCCCTGGAATGCTTGGCGATGCAGGCCCGACCCGCACCGTGAGCGCTATTAACGCCGAAGCTTCGGCCTCTTTCCCTGCGGGCATCTTCGTTGCTGAAGGGTCCTCGGATACCAGCGGGCGTCAAGCGCTTCTGCAAGCTGACGGTAACGCCAAGTTGATGGGCGTTGTTGTCAACGTTGCGACGCGTGAAGACGACGCGGACATTGCCCCGAACTACAGCGCCGACGTTCTTGAAGAGGGCGCCATTTGGGTTCTCTGCGAAGAAGCGATGGCGGTTGGTAACGATGTCTACGCGCGCCACACTGCAAACGGTGCGGGCAAACTCCAAAAGGGCGCAGTGCGCAACGACTCTGACACCTCGAATGCGACGCTTGTTAAGGGCGCTCGGGTTATCGACGCAGGCACTTCGAGTGCAAGCGGCGGAGCCTGCCTCATCTACTTCAGCTCGGCTGCGCAGTTCGCAACCCTCTAAGGAATTGACCAATGAAAATTGATAATCCCGGTCCGCAGCCACGTTTCGACACTAAACAAGTGGCGAGAATCCTCGAAGCTCAAGGTCGTCTCGACGCGTCAGAAGCTTACTTCTTCGCGCGAGAACTTGAGCAAATCATGGTCGAACAATTCGACATCAAGAAGGCCGCCCTCAAAGCGCGCCTCTTTGTGCCGCAAGATACGTCGATTGATCCAGGCGCCGACATCGTTACGTACACCCAGTACGAGTCGTTTGGTAAGGCCAAGCGCATTAAGGACTTCGGCGACGATGTGCCTATGGTCGGCCTCAACGGTGAGCAGTTCTCGCAGAGGATGCAGTCGTATGGCTTGGGCTTCAACTACAGCATCGGTGAACTCCGAGCTGCCGCGAAGGCCGGTCGCCCACTGGAACGAGACCGCGTTGATGCGGTGCGACGTGGTATCGACCAGGCGTTCGAAGACGTTGCTGCAACGGGCGACGCTGACGCCGGGCTCTTCGGCTTGCTGAACCTCACAGCCGCTGACACGTTCACTGCTACCTCGAAAACCGGCGGTGGTACGGCCTGGTCGGGCGCACTGCCTGACGAAATTCTTGCCGACCTCAACGGCATGGTTCGACAAGTTAAGGTCAACACCAAAGAAGTTGAGAATGTCAGCCGCATCTTGCTGCCCACTGAACAGTACGAAATCATCTCGAACACGGCGCGCAGCTCGACGTCAGACACGACCATCTTGGGCTTCTTCCTCGGTAACAACCCGGGCATCGAAGTCATGAGCTGGGAACGGCTCTCAACGGCAGGCGCAGCCAGCGCAACGCGTATGGTCGGTTACAACCCTGACCGCATGCTCGTACGACAGCTTGTCGCCGTCGACTTCGAAATGCTTGCTCCTCAGCAAGTGAACATGTCCTACAAGGTCATCGCGCACATGCGAACGGGTGGCGTCATCTCGCCCTACCCCAAGAGCATCTGCTACTCGGACTCGATTTAAAGTGTGACGGTGCAGCCACAAGTTTGTGGCGTAAGTCGCCGCTTGCCCCTTCGGGGGCTTTTTTATTGGCTCGCTGCGGAGGCGTTATGTCTGTCACCTGGGATGAAGTAACTGCGATGGCCTCTGAGCTCAGCACGCTGCCGGTGGCTGCGCAGACTGAGGTTCTCGCTACGGTGAACGCGCTGCCCTCCTCCATTTGGGGTACCACGTTGAAAGCCGGGCAGCTGGCTCTTGCACGTCACCTCGGCACCATCGGGCAGCGCCGCTCGGGCATGGGCGGGGCCATCACCAGTGCCACACTCGGCAGTGCATCAGTCAGCTACGCCTCGGCTTCGGTCAGCTCAGGTGACTCGCTGGAGTCGACCTCATGGGGGCAGGAGTACATCCGCTTGGTGTACACCCTTCCATATGCTCGTATGGCACTCGTGCCATGAAGCTGAGGTTTGACATGCGCAAGCCTAAAGGTGCCCTTAAGGGCATGCTTGAGCAGGCAAAAGAGCTACACAGAAAGCCACGCACTGCCAAAGCGGGTGTGCTTGGGCACAAGCGTAATAGGCGTGGTGACGGTGGGTTTGACAACGTCGACATCGCAGTCACTCAGGAGTTCGGCACGCGCGACGGGAAGATTCCCCCACGTAGCTTCGTGATGGCACCATTCAAAGCCAACGCGAAACGGTACTCCCAGTTACTGAAAGCGCTCGTTCCTAAGATGCTTAAGGGGCTCATGACGCTGGACAAGGCGCTCAACCTGGTTGGGCTTCAGATGGCAGCCGATATGAAGAAGAGTATCAAGGACGGCCTCACGCCTCCCAACTCTCCGCGTACGATTGCCAAAAAGAAATCATCAAAGCCCTTGATTGACACTGGGCAGCTGGTAACATCTATCACGCACGCTGTCGTAGACACGAAATCTGTGAAGAAATAGTACAACCGAGAGTGCCATGATTACCGATTTCGCACCTGTAATCGACATCTTCTACACCGGTACGTACACCGTCACGCGCAGCGCCACGGCATCGTACACTTCCGACGGGCGCTTGCAGCCAGCCAGTACAAGCACGTTTACCATACGCGCGAGCGTTCAGCCCGCGCCCGCGCGAGTGCTCGATGACACTCAGCCTGCTGGGCTTGAATCCTCCGCATCATTCGCGGTGTTTACCACCACGGAACTCCGCACGACTGATTCGGGGCAGATGCCCGACAGCGTCAGCATCGGTGGTCGTGACTTTCAGGTGTCAACCGTTGTAGACTGGGCCACGTTAGGTGGGTATTGGCAGTACCTAGTTCATGAAATCTGAGGAGACGTAAAAAATGAAAAATGCAATTCTTACTGTAGTGGCGGTCACTTCTGTTTACGCGCTCTTCGCGTTCGCTGCTGATGTGCGAGTAGCCACGCTGACGACTCCTGCGGATGGCGGCGTGTCTAACGCTGGCACCATGGGCAAGAAGCTCGATTATGGTCTGCAGTGTGCCTATGAGGCCTGCTACAAAACCGGCACCTCAGCGCCGACGCCTGACTGCACGCTTGACTACGTGCTGCCCCTCGTCGGCAGCCACTACGTGCGCGACTTCAACGCGGGTAACGAAACATCAATCACCGTGAAGGCTACGGTCACTGACGGGGGCAATGCCGACTGCCACCTCTACCAACGGACCAAGTAACATGAACCGGTCACTGCTTCTTACGGGGCTTATCGCCTTGAGCGTATGGGCTGGAACACGCGCCAAAGACACCACAGGTGCAGTCCCGTCAGCAGCGACCGACGGGGTTGCTCTTCGTGGGGTTCAAGCGTGCCGCGTATCCGCACGCGCGCTTGATGGTGGAACGGTTAACGGTGGTACACTAGTTGCGTATTACTATGACAGCGCGCTCGGCTGGGTGCGCTCTAACACCTCGCTCGACTGTACGCTCGAGGCCAACAAGGGCCCGAGCGGTGCAGCGCCCACCGCGCAGGTTTGCCCAGACACTGAAGTGCTCGCTGGTTTCGGACGTGTAGCGTACGCAGCTACGGGGCTGGTCGGTGCAGACGGTGGCACACCCAACGGCATCGGGGTTGATGGTGGGGCAAACGTTGAGCCTGTTGTGCGCACCGAATGCTTTGGAGTGGACATCCCATGAGGCTACCTCTCGGCGTGCTGTTACTGAGTGCTGTAGCATTTGCTCAGTCCGCCAATCCTCGCAGGGTTACTGTGCAGCAGGCGGGGCTGGAGACTACTGCAGCACTCACGCTGTATGTCGACCCGGTGCTCGGCGCTGACATCGGCGCGTGCACGGCAGCTGGTGCAGCAGCGTGCAAGACCGTCGCGGGCGCGCTCGCACTCGTGCCTGCGCGTGTGAAGCACAACGTCACAGTCAACCTGGCCTCAGGTACGTACACGGACGCAACGATTAAGGTCGAAGGGTTCAACATCGACAACGGGGTAACGCTAACTCTGCAGGGTGCCCAAATAGCGTTCACTGTCGCAACAGGAGCTAGCACCGGGACGCTAACTGGCGTGACGGCTGGGTCCACTTCCACTACACGCGCAACAGTAGTTGACTCTGGCCAGACGTGGACAACAAACGACCTGCGCGGCAGGTTCTTTCGAACAACGTCAGGCGCTGGCACGTCGACCTATTACCCGATTATATCGAACACCGCTACAGACATAGTACTAGCTACGAACAGCAGCAACGTCGCGGTGAGCAATACCTACGAGATTATCACGCCTGGTGCTATTTTCTCATTCACAGCGGCTGGTCAAATCAAGGGGAACAACGGCGGCGGCTCGGTACAGGTTACCGATGTGACGCTCGGCTCGAGCACAAACGTGTGGCAGCTCGCCGAAGGCACGACTACCTTCAGACGAGCGCGCATGGTGACAACATCGACACTACCGATATCGGCCACGTCAACATCTCCAACGGCTGGTGCGTGTGTGTCTTGCTACATCAGCAACGATGGGTCCACGGGGGCTGTAAGCATAGGAGGCGGCAACACGTTTACGCTCGCGACTTCGTATGTGCGCAGCACATCTACCGGCACGCTGGCGCTGCTGCAGGCTACTGACACCAGCAAATTCACGTTGTCATCTGGTACATTTGAGAGTGCGTCAACAGCAGCAGGCTCGGCCATCTTCTCTTTCCGCTCAACCGCAATCTCCACAGCGGCGGGGTTCTATGACTGCTCGAGTGCAAATCAGACGGCTATACATCTACCCGGCAGTGGGCTTACTTCGGCATCCTCCCCCTCGGGCAGTGTGTTCTTCTCAGCTGGCCCCGTAGTTAACGGGTGTGGCACTGCCATTCACGTGAATCGCCAAGGCGCTGTTGAAATCAGCACGTCATCTAGCGGCCTTGCAGTTAGTAACGCTACCACCGCGTTTCACGTTAGCGACGGGGGGCGTATCTACTTCAACACTAAGACTCCCACGTTCACCACCGTCACGAACGAGATTATGCTCGATGGTGTCGGCGCGGCGTTCGCTACGCTTGTGACGTACTTAACCAACGCAGAATACTCTATCCTTTACCGCTAGGAGCCTACGATGGCACTGCCCGCAGTCACTAAAACGTATCAGTACAACGTCAACAACACCATCGCAGCTGGCGGGAGTATTCTGGAGAGCTGTCAGAAGACTCTGCTCGCACTCAAGAATGCGTTGGTTGGTTTTGCCACCCTGCCGTGGACTGTCGTGGGTAGTTGCAACTCTGTGGCATCTGGTATGGACGCGGTGGACCGCTGGTCTGTCTACACGGATCTAATCTGGCACACTGGTGTTAACGCCAAGAGCTGGATTGTGCTCAAGAACACGGGCATCGCGGCCAACTGGCAGATCTGTTTTCACCTCATCACAAACGCTCCAACAGCCGCCTATTACATGGAGATGGTAGTATCCCCATCCTCGGGGTTCACTGGAGGGTCAACTACCGCACGCCCCACAGCGGCTGACGAAATCATCATCAAGGCGTCTCCCAACATTAACTGGATGGGAACCCTGAGCGTCGCCGTCACGACCATCACACACGTGATGAAATCCACTGACGGCAAGGTCACCCGCTGGTTTGTGGCAAATGCGGGTAAAATAGTAAGTTACTTTTCAGTCGAAGAGGCAGCCGACCCAGTAACAGGATGGACAGCCCCTGTCATTGTCACTACGCCTCCCTACTCCTCGCTGGTGATTGACCATCCCACCTACGCGAACCTGTACTCTCTATCAACAGCTCTCAACGGGTACCACAGCGGTGTTAAATTCGGGTGCTACGCGACAGCCGAGGGTTTCGTGAACGATGCTAACGGCGAACAGCTTAACGTCACCGCCAACGAATTCAGCAACGAGTGGATGATGGGGCCTGTCGGCATCGCGTCTACGCAGGCCGGTTACCGTGGCAGGCATGGGCGGTTCTATGACCTATGGTGGGGCACAACGCTGCACGAGAACGGAACCACGTTCCCTGCTGACACCTCTCGTCAGTTTGCTCTTCTTGGTGACCTCATTGTCCCATGGAACGGCACCATTCCTGTCGTGAGCTGATGGATGGCGCTGCCTAACGATATAGCCGGAGGCGTAACACCAGGTGTCGTGGAAGCTGACGCCTACGCATCCCTTGTGTTCTTGGTGGTGCTCATAGCGATTGTGCACGACCTCGTCAGCCCCAAACAGGAGTGACCTGAGTGGCCCTCCCGAATGATATCGATGGTGCGCTTGACGGGCATGGCGTAAACGCTGAGGGCTCAGCAACACTCGTTTTTGAAGTACGCCTCGCCGCAATTCTCGACAACCTCGGACCAACCCCACCAACTCCGCCAATAGGAATTGCAGCCTATGTGCTGCAGGAGGGTCCTCATGGTGGCGCAGGCGCTGTGTGGGAACGGCAGCTTTCTGGTATGCTCGCAGGCGTACCCGCTTTCGGCAGTGAGGGCGTAAACACCAACCGGAGTTTCGTGATGCTCGGAGACGAAGACAACAAGTTTGCACTCGTCGAAGATGCCATTCGCCAATGGGTTAAGGCGGCCACAGGCTATGATGACGACCATGTCATATGGGCCTACCAGAGCGGCCCACGCCCTGATGAGGCGTTCGCGCTCATCCAGATGGGTGACTTCCTCCCTATGGGGGCGTTTGACGAAACGGTCGATGAGTACGACGCATTCGGTGACCCGGGTGAGGAAATCATCTCAACTGTCACAGGATTGCGCCAGTTCGATGTAACGGTTCAGGTATTCACACCAGAAGTAACCACGGGTGCAGCGGGGCGTGCAAAATTGGCAAAATGCCAAACTGCCCTGAGACTGTCCTCGATACGCGGCGCACTGGACAACGCAGGTGTAACACCGTTCAACATCGGAGCTGTGCAGTGGATTCCACCACTGAATAACCAAGCGTTCGAGGGAAGAGCCTCACTCATCGTGAGCTTCTACACCATCGACGAACTCACTGAGTTCAACACGTACATTGAAACAATGGTACCGGAGATGTTCACAGGTCCTCCAGACTCTGGAACGTCCGAGGAAATTGACATTTGAACATTTAGCATTGCGGGGTAGAATCACACCATGGCACTTTCAGATATTGTCAACGTCACGATTTCGAGCACGTCGGCCAAGGTAACCCGCGCTGGCTACGGGGTGCCTATGCTTTTGGCCCCTGATACCACGTCATGGGATGACGCGGAGCGCGTGCGCTTCTACACGTCGCAAGATGGCATCGCCACCGACTTCGCTACAACTACGGCGACGTACAAGATGGCGGCGCGCATTTTCGCACAAGCAAATCCTCCTCCGACCATTGCTGTTGGCAAGCTGGCTAACAAACCCACGCAGCGTTGGGCCATCACGCCTACGGTCGCGAACAGCACCATCTACCAGATGGAGTTCAACGGTAACCTGATTGAGTACACCTCAGACGCATCTGCCACCGCCGCAGAAATCATCGCTGGGCTTAAGGCTGACATCGACGCTTTGGCGCTTGATGTCACGGTATCAGACCAGACCACGTATATGCGCATCGTGGCGAACACGGCTGGCACGTTCTTCACATGCAATGTGCTGAACTACAATCGTCTTGCAATCGCTCAAGACCACGCAGACCCCGGCGTTGCTGCGGACCTTAACGCTATCGCGCTGCAGGATTCAACCTGGTACACGATTCTAAACGCGTTCAATTCTAAGGCCATGGCTGACGTCATCATCGACTGGGCTGAGACGGCTGAGAAGCTCTTCCTGTGCCAGACTCAGGACTCGGCGGTCATTACACTGGCCCTCGGCAGTGACACGGGTGGTTCTGAAACTGTAGCCAAGCAAGCGATGGACTTCTACCGCACTGCGGTCATCTACCACCCTGAAACCGATGCGTTTGCTGATGCGGCCTGGGCCGGTGCGTGCCTGCCTCTTGACCCCGGTTCGGAGACGTGGGCGTTTAAGACACTCGCGGGTGTCAGCACCTACGAACTCACCGCCACGCAGCGCACGAACCTAGTTAACAAGCGCGCCAACTTTTACGAAATCAACGCTGGAATCTCGATGACCAACCAAGGCAAGGTCGGCGCGAACGAGTGGATTGACATCATCAGATTTCGTGACTGGGTTAAGTCGCAGATTCAAGAAGACGTGGTTGCGGCGCTCGCAAACTCGAAGAAAATCCCTTTCACTGACGCAGGTATCGCTGCGATTAAAGGCCTCGTTCTCGCAGTGCTCAGGCGGGGCATCGAGGCCGGTGGCCTTTCGCCTGACCCAGCTCCAGTCGTGACCGCGCCGAAGGCAGCCGATGTGTCAGCACAAGACAAGGCTGCACGTACGCTCAGCGGTGTCAAAGCTGACGCGACACTCGCGGGGGCCATTCAGGTTACCAACATCAGCGTCACGCTCGCCGTTTAATTTAAGAGGAAATCATGGCTACCAAAACCTACGACCCGGCAAAGTTTCACCTCAGCATCGGCGGCGTGCCGATCAGCGGTTACGCCCCTGATACGTTCATCAGTGCAGAGCGCGCAGAGAACGGGTTCACAACCCAGGTTGGTGCGAGCGGCGAAGTCACGCGAACGCGCAACAACAACCGCACCGGCACTGTCACTGTCACTCTCATGGCATCAAGCCTGAGCAACGACGTGCTCAACGCCTATGCGCAGCTCGATGAGTTGTCGTCGACAGGTATCTTTGTGCTCAGCGGCTTCGAGTTCAACGGGACTTCTTCACTCTTGGCTGAGAATGCATGGGTCGAGAAGCTGCCGCAGACGCAGCGCGCGAAGGAGCTTGGGCAGGTCGAGTGGGTCATCGCCTGCGCTGATCTGGCGATTAACACCGGGGGCTTGGTTATCTAATGTCGCGTCTGACAAAGAGCCAGACGATTGACGGCACTGTGTTCACCGTAACGCAGCTGCCGTCTATGCGTTCTCTGAAGCTAATGCACCGACTTATGCGAGTAACCGGCCCGGCGCTGTTTAAGCTCGTTGGCGGTGGCAAGTCAGTCAGCCTCAAAGACGTAGACTTGTCGGCGGCTGGTGAAGCCGCTCAGTTGTTTTTCGGGTCGTTCTCAGACAATGACCTCGAGGCGCTTACACGTGAGATTCTGGATAGCGCCACTGTTGACCATGAGGGGCGCACCATCCCGTTACTCCCCGTGTTTGATTTGGTAATGGCGGGCAAAGTGCTCACAATCTTCAAGCTGCTGTGGTTTGCACTGGAGGTTAACTACGGCGATTTTTTCGGCGCGTTCCTCGCAAACAGCGGCGCAGCGCTGGCGGGGAAGGCATCACCGTAGACGTACCGTCGCCTGAGACGTGGCCCTGCGAACGCCTCATCATTGAGAAGATAGCCACGTTGCAGGAGCTTGAAACGTGGTATTCTATCGATGATGTAGCAGACAGAAACGAAGCCTTGGACGCTTGGAACGAGGCTCAAGAAGCGGCGAGGGCGCGCAAATGATTGTCGAAGAACTCGCAGCAACACTCGGCCTTGAGGTTGAATCCGCTGGGTTCACTCAGGCTGCTCAGCTGTTCGCGTCACTGCGCAAAGGGCTGCTTGGCTTCGGCACGGCTGCGACAGCTGCTGTTGTCGGGCTGGCCGCGATTGCCAAGGGCACCGCTGAATCCGGCGACAAGATGCTCAAGCTCTCGCAATCTGTCGGTGTAAGCTCCGACGCACTGCAGGAACTGGCGTACGCTGCTGAGCTGTCCGATGTGTCCACTGAAGAACTCTCGCAAGCCATGGGGCACTTGGCTAAGGGAGGAGCGAAGGACGTTCAGCAAGCGCTGTTCGACCTGGCTGACCAGTTTCAGTCAATGCCCGACGGTGGCGAGAAGACAGCCCTGGCCATGGAGAAGCTTGGCCGCGCTGGAAAGACGCTCATCCCGTTGCTCAATGGGGGTAGTGGCGCACTGCGCGATGCAGGGCTTGAAGCCCGTGCTTTCGGCCTCGTCATGTCTCACGAGAGCCTTGTTGCGTCAGAGAAATTTAATGACGAGCTCACTCGTCTCAATGGCGCACTGACCGGGTTCAGAAATCGCATTGGCCTTAAGCTGATCGGGCCGCTCAGTAGCCTTGCCGAGAAGTTCACTGACTGGGTTGCGAAGGTACTCAACTCTGAGGAGTCCCTGAAGAAGCTCGAGCGGGGCGCTCGATTGGTGGCGGCTACGCTGTCCGGTGTGCTGATTACCCAGCTCTATGCGGCTGCTGCGGCAGCAGTAGTTGCGGCTGGAGGTGTCGCTGCATTTACCGCTGCATTTACCACAGCTGCTCTGCGCATGGGTTTGATTGGCCTTGTGTTTGTGGCGCTCGGCCTTGTTATTGAAGACCTCTATGTGATGCTCACCGGTGGTAAATCAGTCATTGGGGAGTGGCTAGTTGATTGGAAGGAGCTTGTAGACTCACTGAATACCTCTGACCCAGGTGACCACTGGCTGCTACGTATGCTGAAGAGCGTAAAGGTAGCGCTATCAGAGGTGGAGAGCGCCTGGCTTAGAATAAAGGATAGTTTTGTAGTGGAGAAGGGCAGTGTCATGGATTTTCTGATACGCACTGTATCCGGCACAGCAGGTGAGTCAGCTGTACCCACACAAAATCACTCGAGCGCGTTCGGTGGAGGAGCGGCACCCCTGCAGTCTGTAATGAGCAGCCCCAGTGCAAACAACCGGTCTGTTGTGGCTCCGAACGTTACAACGAACGTAACGGTGAACTCAGCGCCCGGCATGGATGAAGACGCACTGGTGAGTAAGATGCAAACGTCAATCGACAGGAGCCATGAGGCTCAGATGCGAAGTCTCGCAGCGAGTGTGGAGTAACCATGGCTGAGGTCTCACTAGTATTCAAGACGACAAAGGCGAGCATTGGCTCACTCGAGCTCGATGCTTCTGTCACAGAGACGCATAGCGCTGAGGTTGACGTCACTGACCACCCCATCGAGTCAGGCGCGAACATCAGTGACCACGTACGCCCGCGCGCGGAGGTGCTCACCATTGAGGGGCTCGTCACGAATAGCCCGTTGCCTGTAAAAAGCGACCCGCTGGTGTCGTATACGCACGGGAGCCAGACTGTGTCATCGCGCAGTAGGTTTTTCGAGACGCGCGCGGGTCAGGCGTATGCGGACCTGCGCGCGATGAAGGATGCGGGGCAGCTGCTCACCGTTGTCACTGCGCTGCGCTCGTATGAAGACATGGTCATCCAGACGCTCAACGTTCCGCGTGATGCAACGAGCGGACAGGCGCTGCGCTTTAGTGCCACGCTTAAGCAGATTAGAAAAGTCACAAACCGCGCGGTGAGTGTGGTTAACGTAGAGAATAAGGGAAAGAAAAAGAAAGACCTCGGCCCGCAGTCAGCCACACCTACGCCCCCTGCAACGGAAGAAAAGTCAGCGGCATACAGGCTTAAAGACGCCATAAACAAGTTCAGGGGTAGCCTATGAGTCTGACTATTCCTCTGCGCAGCGATGCCCCGCACTACTCGTTCGAGGTTGAGCTTGACGGGCTGCAGTTCACGATGACGCTGCTGTGGAATGTCATCAACTTAGCGTGGTACATGTCCATTGCTGACGCCGATGGCGTCATGGTTGTTGAAGGGGTGCGCCTCGTTGAAGGCCCCATCATGTGGCGCTTCAAGGACTCACGCATGCCCCCGGGGCAGTTCGTCATGCTGGACACCACCGGAGCACAACGTGATGCGTTCTATGAAGACCTGGGCAAACGCAACTTGCTACTCTACTACACTGCTGCTGAGGTAGCAGCTCTGTGATTGGAGTGTAACGTGGCTGGTGATATTCAACTCTTTCAGCGCGCCGTGCGACTCACAGTTGACACTCAGCAGATTGAGGGTCTTGACGTGCAGTTCAAGGTGCGCAAGACGTCGAACAAAGAGCCCAACACTTGTGAGTGTAGTGTGTACAATTTGTCTCAAGCGAGCCGCGCGCTTCTTGGAGAAAAGGGCATTCAGCTCACGCTCGATGCCGGTTACGTCGGTACGCTGGCTCAGATATTCAGGGGCAATGCCACGTGTTACCACGAGCACGTTGGTGCCGACTGGATTACGCGTCTCAGCATCGTCGACGGTGAGCGCTCGTACCGCTACGCGTTGGTGAACGAGAACTTCAAACCGGGCACGATGGTTCATCACGTTGTGGCGCGTGTTGCCTCTGCACTGAACCTCGATGTCACCGATGCTGTGAACCTCGTGCGCGCAAACAATACTGAGCAGTTCACTCAGGGCTACGTCGCGCACGGGCGTGCGTCGACTGAGCTGGACAAGCTACTCAAAGGACGAGGCTTCGAGTGGAGCATCCAAGACGGGCGTCTTCAAGTACTGCTCAAGGGCACCACTACGTCGCACCGTGAGGTTGTTCTCACACCTGATTCGGGGCTCATCGGCAGCCCTACGTTCGGCACTGCGTCAGTCGGCAACCCTGAGCCAGGGCAGAAGAGAGGCCCCCGCGTGCTCAAGTTGAAGAGCCTGTTACAGCCCGACCTTAAGCCGGGGCGCCGGGTACACGTGGAATCAGAGGGTATTAAGGGCACCTTCAGGATACTTACGGTGACCCACTCAGGTGACACCAGTGGGGCAGATTGGTACTCTGACGTTGAAGCGCAGCCTCTGTAGACCGCTGTAAGGCGTATGACTTCCGTCGCATCCTCGGGTAAACTCACGACATGCCTCTGTCAAGAACGCCCACACATGCAGAGATACTCAATGCATTTAAGGCTTCCATCATGGCTGAGCTGCGTGTGTCATGCCCTGCGAAGGTAGTGAGCTGGGACGCGTCAAAGCAGCTGGCGGATGTGAAGCCTCTCGTTAAAGACATCTTCGAGGGTGAGGATGGCGAAGTTCAGCACGTCTCGATTCCGGTGATTACAAACGTGCCGGTGGTTTTCCCTGGCGCTGGTGGGATGCGCATCACGTTCCCTGTGGCTGTGGGAGACACTGTGCACCTGGTGTTCTGTGATCGGAGCATCGACGCCTGGCTCGATCAGGGCGGTGAGACTTCACCCACTGACCAACGCAGACACCACATCGCTGACGCGGTGGCATACCCAGGTCTACACCCGAATAATGCCGCATGGGCTGGGCTCGAAGATGGAGTGGTTACCATCGGCAGTAGCACAGGTGCCTCAGATTTCGTGGCGCTTGAGGCTAAAGTGCGCCAGGAGATCGACACGCTGCGTGACCTGTATGAGGGACATGGGCATAACGTGGCTACCGTAGGGTCAGCAGCAGCTCAGACAGGCATTACGGGCAGACCCGGCATAGCACCTCCCGGTGTTACTCCACTCCCGACGGCTATACCCGCAATGGTAGGGCAGTCTATACCGGCTGTAGCCAACATGGCATCCGCCACAGTTAAAATCCGAGGGTAGCCCATGGCCATCGACACGCCGCGCGATATCAAGCTCTCGACATCCGGTGACTGGGATGTCACGACGGGTGACCTTGAGTTGACCCAAGGTACGGACGCCATCAAGCAGTCAGTTCGTATTCATCTGGAATTCTTTCAGGGTGAATGGTTCTTGGACCTCGATGCCGGAATCCCGTATTACCAGAGTATTATGGTGAAGAACCCGAATCCGAACCTGCTGCAGTCAGTATTCAGAAGTGCACTTGATGAAACGCCAGGTGTGGCGTCCGTTGATGAGCTGAATCTATCCATCGACACAGCCGCGCGGCAGCTTTCAGTTGAAGCTCACATCACTGGTGACTACGGTGAATTCGATATCAATGAGGTGCTGTGATGCCATGGGGTGTAAGTAGTGAAGGGTTCAGCCAACCCTCTTTAGACGAGATTAAGACCGAACTCGAGCAGTCGTTTCGCGCTGCGTTCGGTGAAGGCATCGATACAGACCCACAGAGCAACTTCGGCCAGCTCATCGGCATTCTTGCTGAGCGTGAGTCAGACCTGTGGGCACTTGGGCAGGCTGTCTGGAGTGCGTTCACTCCTGACGGCGCTACCGGTGCGAGCCTCGATGAGCTGTGTGGCATCACTGGCACGGTGCGAGAGCCCGCGACACCATCGACCGTTACACTCACCGCGACTGGTACGAACGGCACAGCCCTGCTCGTGGGGCGCATCGCCAGCGTGGCCACCATCGGAACACGGTTCATCACGACGGCAGCCGGTACGCTGGCTTCACTTACCGCGTGGGCGTCAGGCACAGCCTACGTCGTCGGTGACCGTCGTTCTAACGCCTCGCGCTCATACGTGTGCACTACGGCGGGCACCTCCGCAGGCTCAGGCGGCCCGACGACAACAGCATCAGCCATCACTGACAACACCGTGGTCTGGCGTTACATGGGTGAGGGCACAGCAGCTGTAGACATCACTGCCGAGTCTGAAGACGACGGTCCCAAAACGGGAACATCTGGAACCATTACGGTAATCGAGACTCCTGTCGCTGGCTGGTCGAGCGTCATCAACCTGCTCGACGCTACGCTTGGTACCGACCTAGAGACTGACGCGGCGCTACGCCTGCGCCGTGAGGAAGAGCTCAACGCTCAGGGTAATGCAGCCCTCGAAGCCATTCGCTCTGATGTGCTTGACGTTGAGGACGTCATCGCGTGCACGGTGTTCGAGAACCCAGACGACGTGACAGACGGCGACGGCATGCCACCGCACTCTGTGGAAGCGCTCGTGCGCGGGGGCACAGACGCCGACATCGCTGCTGCCCTGTTCGCCAGCGTGGCCGCAGGCATCCAGACCTACGGGACTACAACCGAGGTGGTCACGGACTCTCAGGGGATTGACCACGACATATCATTCAGTCGCCCAGTCGAGAAGACTGTGTACGTGACGCTGAACCTGATCATCGATGAGGACAACTACCCTGCTGACGGGGATGCCCAGGCCAAAGCGGCCATCGTCGCATGGGGTGACCTACAGAATACAGGCAAAGATGTCGTGTCCTCAGCCATTTCGGCACAGGTGCTCACCAACGTGGATGGTGTTCTCGATTCTGAGGCGCTCATCAAGCTCACGGCTGGCCCCACCGTTACGACCACCATTGCAATCGCAATGCGTGAGCTGGCCGTTTACGACACATCCCGCATTAACGTTGTTACCACGCCTGGGACGCCATAACTCATGGCTCTGCCTAATGACATCGCCGGTGGGGCAACCCCTGGCGTAGTCGAAAGCGGCGGCTACGAGGCTGTCGTGTATGAGCCCCGCGTTAACGGGTGGCTTGACAACCTTGGACCAACGCCTGACCTACCTTGGGAGGCGGGTTACCTGACCGCCGGCGTGGTAGAATCGGGCAACGGCAGTGCGACGGCAATATGGGTAAGACACATAACTTTACCGGAGGTCAGTGACATGGCTGCGGATCACAACGCGCTGGCCCTGGCCAGGCTGGCGCAGTACCTGAAGGGGCAGCCTAACGTTGCCGCGCTGCTTGGTGTGGCTACTGGCAGAAACCAGCTGATTGAGGAAGCGCTGCAGGCGCTGCTCTCAGACCGTGTGCTGACGGTGGCTTACGGTGAGCTGCTCGATGTGCTTGGGTCCATTGTCAAACAGCCGCGTAACGGTATGGTTGACGACGACTACCGCAGATGGATTGGCGCGCGCATTCAAATTTACCGCAGCTCAGGAACGGCCATTGAAATACTCAATGTATTTGAGCCAATTGCCCCAGCTGGTGCTACACTACGTATCAGAGACGAATACCCAGCGGGCTTCACACTGGAGATTGACAACGTGGTTACTACGGCTGCTCTTGCTCTCCTGTTGGCTGTGATGCTGCGCTTGATGCGCGCTGCCGGTGTTCGCGGGCTGCTCGAGTGGTACGAGTCAGCAGATGTGTTTACTTTCGACGGGGCTGCGGGTGACACCGGGTTCGATGTCGGTGCCTTTAAAGGAGCTGTGCTATGACGAAACCAGCAGGCAACCTGCCCACGTGGAACACAGGGCTTGCCAACAATACTGAACCGAACGGCGCGAAGAAAACACTGGGCTGGGAAGTCAACGAGAAACCCGCCTCTTCGTATTTCAACTGGTGGCAGAACAAGGTTGGTGAGTGGGTTTCGTACCTGGATGCCATCACTGCTGAGGCCCTGACATGGACCGGGCTGCAGACGTTCGACCGTAAGGTTACAATCACACCGGGTGCCAGCGCGGGTACTAACGAGCTTGGGTTGCAGCTTCAAGGCAAGGGCACGGGCTACGGGATGACCGTGCAGGGGGGCGCGTCGCAGCCCATTGCCATACAGTCAGCGGGCACTATTCAGATTGTCGAAGACGCGCCACCGACAAAAAACACCGCGCTCATCGATGAGCTGTCATACAGAAATATCATAAAGGGGCATGCCTACATCACCACAAACGGGTTAGGGGCTATTACATACGCCGATGGTGCAAGCATTACATCTGTAACACTGCCGGGTGCTAGCGTTATCCGAGTGACTCTGGCTGCCGCCATGGAAGATATAAAGTACACCGTGGTCATTACTGGTCAGGACCCAGGTGCAGCTAAGGCGCTAAACTGCAACTACCTGTTTAAAACAAGTACTACTGTTTTTGAGTTCAGCCTAGAGGATAACACAGGTGCCACAATAAACCCAGCGGCTGTGGTAGTGCATGTTGATCTTATTGTGGTAGGGGCCTAACCGTGCCAGACCAGAACGCCCTTGAGGTCCTCCTTCGCTCGCACATCAGCCAGGAATCAGGGCAGATGGAACGCATCGACGACGCACTGCGCGGGCTCACCGAGTCGACTGCTGTCATCAGGCAGCAGTGGCCTGAGCTCGTTCAAGAGCTGCGCCGCGTTGCTGACAGACTTGACGGTCTTGAGCGTGACGTGGCATTACTCAAGCCGCTTGAACAACGTCTGGCTGATCACGAGACACGCCTACGCGCTGTGGAGTCCTCGGCACTGAAATTGTCAACACAGGCAGCCGTCATTGCTGCTGTAATAGGCTCTGGCCTGCCGTTCCTTATGAAGCTGATGGGCGCTCAAGGGTAACACAGGAGGGGTAAGACGATGGACTTCACGCACGCTAACTGGAGTTACCTCCCGGCCAATTACAAATGGCCCTATCTGTTTCAGCGTGTGTATCTTGGTGCGTACTACCCCAAGTTTAGAGAGCTTCTCATCGATGCCAAAACCAGGGCGGCTGAGCGTGGTGCGTTCTACTGGTCTACGTTCGGTTTCCGCTCAATCGCAACACAGCAGGCGTTGTACACAGCGTACAAGGCAGGCACGGGGGGCAAAGCCGCTCCACCTGGGAAGAGCGCCCATCAGTATGGGCTTGCTGATGACAGTACCTTCGACCTCGCGCTCACTCCAGGGCTGCAGCCCAGCTGGCGCGAGGCTGACTACAACATACTCGGCGAAGAGCTTAAGCGCGCCGGGCTGGTGTGGGGCGCTGGCTTCGGTGATAGGCCACATGCCAATTATCCCGCATTTGTATCTGGCGCGCAGCTTCTGCCCCTGTATAGACTATGGAACAACTGTCCCAAGGGGATGACGGATGATGCAAGGCTTCTTGAAATTTGGCGGTATCTCGACACTCTGCCTCCTGTTTAGTTGCGGTGCCATCCCCACAGCACTGTGCCCGTCTACCTGTGGCGCACGCATGATGGGTGTTCTTGAAACAGGAGAGATGCCCGAGCACTGGACATGCGAGGACTTCCAACACGCTGAGAACATGCTGGTGTACGGCGTCGACCGCAGGGCATGTGCAGCTGTGCGAAACGTTGAATTCTACTGGGAGCCGGGCCACCCGTTCTACTATGGCGCGCGTAGTGTTGCTGGTGTGACATTCTGTGACAGAAACCTCGTCATTCTCTCATCCCTCCCCCCGAACGTAAGTGCGTACGCCCATGAGGTTTACCACCTGATTCAAGGGTGCGCCGCTCCCTTGCCCGTTGACGAGGGGCTTGATTCACAGCACGCAAACTGGAACCGTGCTAACATTAACGCAGACGTGAACCGCTGGCACTTAATCATGAAGGAGCCTGACTGACATGGCCATCTCATTCTCAGCCGCCGCCAAGAACGCGCGCGCGGACAACCTCACGAGCACCATCGGAAACGCTTCGCTGCTGCGAATCTACAGCGGCACACCTCCCGCGAACGCTGATGCTGCGTTGTCGGGCAACACGCTGCTCGCAGAGCTGACCGGCGCTTCGCCGTTCGCCCCAGCGGCGTCAGGTGGCGTGCTCACTGCCAGCGGTATTACACAAGACGCCAGTGCTAACGCAACGGGGACAGCGGCGTTCTTCCGCCTTTATAAGAGCGACGGTACAACTTGCGTCTTGCAGGGCACCGCCACGGCAACGGGTGGTGGTGGGGACTTGCAGCTCAACACCACAAGCATCAACGCAACGCAGCCCGTTCAAGTGTCCTCGTTCGTTCTGACTGAAGGCGGGTAACCCTTGGGAACCTCCTACCAGATTCTTGAACCTGAAGGGGCTGAGTACCTCTCGAGCACGTTCCCCGCGCTCGTCAAGAATGGTACGAACATCCCCATCGTTGCGCTGGCCTTCGATGCGGCGGCGGATGAGGCGGCCTTTTGGCGCCTTGATGCCAGCCAGTACAGTTCTGGCAATCTCACGGTTGATATATTCTGGTATGCGGATACAGCATCGACGAATGACGTCGTGTGGGGCGCTTCGCTCGCATGCATCACAGCTAACACTGACACTCAGGATGTTGAATCAAAGGCACTCGCCACTGAGAACACCGTGACTGACTCGCACCTCGGCACCACTGGGCAGAGGCTGCACATGGCCACTGTCACCGTGAGCAACCTTGATTCAATAGCAGCTGGTGATGCTGCCTGGCTGCGTGTGCGACGCCTGGGGTCCAACGGGTCCGACACCATGGCAGGCGACGCACTTCTCGAGAGAGTCATCGTCTCATACACAACGGCGTGAGGTGACACGTGGCGCTTAAATTCGACGCCTACGCCGACCGCCTGGCCTCAAGCATCGTGCCGTCTGACGGCAACATCTCATCCTCATGCTGGATTCGACTCAACTCTGACAACAACGACTACGGCGCCCTGTGGGTCATGGAAGCGCCGAACGAGCAGTTTTACGGCGTGTGTCTCGCGAGCGACGGCACCACGTTGCAGCTCTGGGACAATACGGGTGACGCAGGCGGCAGCGGCCCGAGTCTCGCCACTGACACGTGGTACTGGGTGGGCTCTCAGCACGCCAACGGTGGGGCATCCAAGCTCTACGTGGCGGCCATTACAGATGCTGCTCCGACTACGTACTCTGGTTACATCTGGAACTCGTTCGCAGCAACGCCCGACATACTACTTCTCGGAGGGGTAGAGTCAGCCATCTGGTCAGGTGCACGCTTCTGGCCAGGTGAGATTGCGAACTTCAAATTCTGGTCTGCTCAACTAACAGCGGCAGAGCTGTTCCAAGAGCGCTGGTCTTTCGCGCCGCACAGATTCTCGAACCTCGTAGGCTGGTGGCCACTTCAAGATGACGCCACCAAGACCGTCGACCGCTCTGGCGCGGGTGGTACGCTGACGAACCCAGGCAGCGCCGGTGCATGGTCGACAGCTGACAGCCCACCCATCGCTCGGCGACCACTGTACCGGGTGCTACAGCCTGAGCCCGAGGCCAGCGGGCCTATCGGTGATGTTGTGGCCACGCTGGGCAACGCCACGCTGGTTGCCGAGGGCACGCCTCTCGATATCGGTACGCTGGCTGTAACGTTGGACAATGTTGCGGTTGTAGCGAGCGGCACTCCGATTACCGTAGGTGTGCAGTCGGCATCTCTGGCTAACGCCACGCTGGCGGCTGAGGGCTCACCCGTAGCGGGTAGCTCGCTGGCAGTAACTCTGGCGACACCTGCACTCGTGGCGGTGGGAGAGGTTCCGGTAGCAGGTGCCGTTGCAGTGGGGCTACAAGTATCTGCGCTGGCTGCCACAGGAACACCCGTAAACGTCGGGACAGTGGGTGTTACACTGGCCACGCCAGCAGTGTTTGCGTACAGCCGCAGGGTTGCTACAGAGGCTGTGTACCCCAACGGGGGCGCATTCGGCGCGACTGTTGTAGTATCAGGTTCGAAAGCCGAGGTGATTTGATGGCTGAATTTGTAATAAAGAAGGGCGACCTTCTCCCAAAGATACGCATCGCACTGACGAACACGGCGGGCACGGCACTTGACCTCACTGGGGCTACGGCTGAATTCCGTATGCGCCTGCGCGAAGGCGCCATCAAGGTCGACGATGCCGTGATGTCCGTCGTTGCGCCTGCTACAGGCGGCATAGTTGAGTACACCTGGGCTGGCACTGACACCGACACCGTGGGTGTTTATGATTCTGAAGTCATACTCACCTACGTCAACGGCACGCAGACAATCCCGAGCGCTGGATTCGTGACTGTCATCGTAGCCCCTACACTCGCATAAGGAACACACACCATGAACGACCTTTTGAAAACACTTCTTGAACTCGCCACTTCACCCAGTGGCATCGCGACCATCGTTGGTGTTGTCTTCGGAGGCATCGGGCTGTTGACCGGTACGAACGCCATTCGGCGGCGACGTGTTGCGCTCGCGGTGTATCACGCGTTTCACCTCGTCGAGGACCTCGACAACGAGCTCGGTACTGAGCACTTGGACAAAGTCAGCTCGGGCCTCAAGGCAGCTGATGAATGGATGCGCGCGAACGGTTGGCGTGCGCTGAAACCGAGTGAGCAGGAAGTTGCCAAGCTGGGATTCACTGCGCTGAATGGCCAGATGCACGCAAGTGCGAAGGTTGCTGCGCAGGCGCAGGCTCTCACAGCGTCCCCTCAGTAACCCCGTCTGACGTACCCAGGGCGGAAGTCATGGCGGGTTTAGACCGCACGATGCTTCTGCCCGTTGGGCGCGGGTACATTGAAGGGTCAGTAGGTTACATGCACAGCACGTTGTCAGCTCGTGTCGAAGCTGGTTGGCACCCGTTGGCACAGCTCGCGCTGTTCGGCTTCGCTGAGACAGGAGCACGTGGCCCTATGGCAGGGGCTGGTGCGCGCTACTCGTTCTGACATATACTGTTTCAAACTGCACAGGAGAAGTAATGCCCAAAGCTAAAAACGGCCTTAAGGTTTGTGCGTCTAAACAGTGCCCCAAAGCTGGTAAGCCGCAGCCGGTAGCGAACTTCTCAAGTGCAGCCGGCAGAGCAGACGGCCTGCGCCCGATGTGCCGCCCGTGCGCCAACGCTCACGCTAAGACACGGAAGTCCAGCGCGCCTAGAGCAACCTCGGCTGAGCCGGGGCTTGATTTCGAAATAACTGTTGACGCGCCAGAGCCCACGCCCATTGAGGCAGCACGCGCAGCGCGCGCGACAGCGACGCAGAAGCGTGACTTGCTCGCTGAGCATAAGGCCCTACTTGACGAGAACGAGCGCCTTACGCGGTTGCTGGGCATCTCAAGAGACATCAAGACTCCAGTCACGCCCGAGGTGATAATCCGCCCCAAAAGTGTCTTGGGTGATGCTGTTGCGTGTGCACTGCTCAGTGACTGGCATGTTGAGGAGCCTGTCGACAAAACAGAAATGCACGGGTTGAACGAGTTCAACCTTGAGATTGCGCGCGAGCGCGCGCGCATGTACTTCGTGAACTCACTGAAGCTCGCGCACATCCAGGCGTCAGCCTGCACCATCAAGCGCATGTGGTGCGCGATGCTCGGGGACATCATCACGAATCACTTGCACGATGACAACAAGATTCACAATCTTCTTCAGCCGAGCGACGCCATAAATTTCGCCCTTGAGTCAATCGTCTCTGGCATCAACTACTGGCTGAAGGAGAGCGATTTCGCTTTCGACTTCGACGGTGTGTGTGGCAACCACGGGCGTACTACGCGCCTGATGCCATCGTCACACCCTGAGGGAACGTCACTTGAGACGTTCCTGTACCGCGCTGTTCAGAACTATTACCGCGATGAGCCTCGCGTCAGCTTTGAGCTGGCGCCCGGCGCGATGTCTTACAGAAAGTACTTCAACTTCACAGCGCGTCTCGTGCACGGGTATGAGATTGGCTACCAGGGCGGCATCGGTGGTGTGACCATTCCGATTCGCAAGAAGCTCGCAGCTTGGGATAAGAGTATCAAAGCCAACCTGACTGTGATGGGCCATTTCCATCAGCTGCTCAACGGAGGTGACCACATCGTCAACGGTTCGCTAATTGGTTACAACACATATGCTCGTCAGATTGGCGCCAGCCCCGAGCCGGCGCGGCAGGCGTTCTTTCTGATTCACTCACACAACGGCGGAGAGCTCGCGGCCACTGCACCTATCTGGTTAGACAAGGCGCACTGACACTGGCGTTGTGCTGCTCAATCGCCTCGTTCAGTGCCACGAAGAATATTACCAGGGACAGCGCGCACAGCAGCGCTACGCCAACCACTGACAGTTTAAACCAGGCCTCTTCACTCATGTTTTCTTCCCTCCTGTGTCACGCTCATCATCGTCTGACGTTTCATGCACATCGGCTTCGAGCACACCTATGTAGTAGTCTGATGGTACTTCCTCAAGCCAGCGTTTTACCGCCTCAGCGAACGCTGCCTTTGAGTTACTGGCCTGCACGTCTAACCTGTAGGTGCAGCAGCCTGTACAGATGTATACGGTATAATGCGTTCCTTCTCCGTCACTCATAACTTCTCCCATCCTCGCAACCAGGCCAGTCGCGGACTGCATCCTCTGCCAGCTCAACGAGACGCATAATCACACGACACGGCGCAGACCCGCCCACCGTCCTATACCCGCACCAGCACTCGCAGGCTATGCCCGAGGGGGGCGCGGTCGCGGAGTGATGCTCTCTCAGCAGCTTCTTTAGTTTCCAGACGTCGTCTGAGGTTAGGTCCAGCGCCTTCAGTAGGTCGTACGATAAATAACTCATGCCTTCTTCCCTCCTTGCGATTACGCCTAACTCTGGTCTGCAACAGTAAACGCCGCCAACGCGATCATCCCGAGGACCAGGATGCCAACAGGAAGTAGTGGATGCACGGCTACGGTGACGAACAAGCCCGTAAGCGCCACGAAAACGCCCCAGAATCTAGGCCATGAAATCACTGGTACCCCACAGGCTCATTAAGCATGAACGCAGCAAACGAGATAAATGCAAACACACCGAACACCATGAGCGCGCCAAGGGACAGGAAGTGCCATAGCGCGAACATCACCGCAGCTCCGCCAGACAACACCAAGTGCGTGATCAACAACCGTTTCCAGTAACTCATGCCCCCTCCCCTCCAGTACTGACCTCATCATCGTCTGACGTTTCATGCACATCAATGTCTAGTCTGCCGATGAAGTAGTCTGACGGTGCTTCCTCAAGCCAACGAGTTATTGCTTTAGTGAACGCTGCTTTTGAACTTGGGGCTAGCACGCCGTACAGGTATGTGCCGCTGCCTGAGCATATGTCTACGGTATAATGCGTTCCTTCTCCGTCACTCATGCTCTCTTCCCTCCGTGCCGGTACGGTCGCTTGGCGTTGTATTCGATTTTGGCTACGACGGCTGATTGCAGGTCGAGGTTAAACTTTTTACAGCAATCCCCCATAGCGGTCATGCACCAGTAAAGCGCCTTGGCTGGCTCGTAGCAGGCCAGCTCCGTGTGCATCTTATGGAGATGCTCCAGCATCCCGTACTCCCCGGCCGCGTGCCTACGTACCCACGCCTCCAAAGTCTCGTGGGGGAGGTCGTCATATCGGACGTGCGCCGCGTAGTCCAGACACCGAATCAGCACGTCGGCCAACTCAACCACGAGCCCCTCGGGCTTACCGTCGATTATATGCAAGGCCATGTCCCCGTTTCGGTAACACTCGACCGCTTCGGAAATCTCGGAATGTATCAGGCACGCAATCTCAGGCCACTCGCGCGGTGCGTCCCACCATCCTTTTTCTTTGGCCATGTCGTGCACGAGTTCAGCCAGCTCTGCCATCGTGTAGTCTTTGAGTTCTTTCGCTGGCTCGTCGGCGAGTAGTTCGATTGCTCGATCAACCACATACCTAAACGCCTCGCTGTCGTATACGCCAACTAGCTCGTTGTTTTTGCGCGTGAATACCTGAAACTGTGTGGCCTGGGCATGGCCGACAAGTTCCTCTTGTTTGGCATTCATCCACGGTGCACAGCCTTCTGTGATTCGACCGAACCTGTTCACAGGCATGGCGTCGGACGCCACAGCCTCTGGCTCGTCGGCGAGTAGTTCGAGCGCTAGGGACATCATCACCCGATAGTCGTCTACCGGCATAGTCTCGCCTGTTCTGGGGCGCAGCATGCTGGCGTCTATGAGTTTTTGCTGTTTCTCGTTCATTTGCTATCCCCCGACCTCAGTTGATTACGTTTCCAGTCCGGCCAATCTGCAACCTCGGCCACGCACTGCGCCAGATGCGCCCTAAATTCGGCGATGGACATTGCGGGTAATTGGCTGGTCCTAGGCTCGTCGGCGAGCAGATCAAACGCCAGGTCGAACATTGCTTGGTAGTCTGCAACGGACACCTGCTGATTACTGCCCAACACGGGCCTACGAATGCTCTCCTGCGTCAACTTCTTCTGTTTATCGTTCATTTCTCCCCCATATAACCTGCAACGAATCGCTCAACCATTGCCAGGTGTATTTCGCTGTAGTCAGCGGCGTCAGCTTGCCTAATGCCCAGAATGGCGGCGCGGTCACTATAACTCCAGTGTACTGCTCGCATGTAGCTGCGTGCAGTATCCGGGTCTGCCACGTCGCCAGAGTGTAACTTCGTGTGCTCCAACCACTGTCTACAGAGGGCACCTGATTTAAAAGCGTGACCTGTTGGGCGCGGCTGTTGTACTGGCGCATCAGCGAGCAGTTCAAGCGCTAGTTTGGCAAGATTCCGAAAGTGCACAGCACCTACGGCATCAAACTCTACGGCGTTGTCCCGGTGTTTAAAAGGGGTGATGCCCTTTATGAACTTCTCAAGCTCTTCCTGTTTCTCGTTCATTCTGAATCCTCCATCGGAGTGACCGACACAACCTCGGTGTGTAGACGCCCCAGGCAATACACGGCACGTGCCGTACATAGCGCCTCTGCTGCGGCCTCTAGTTTAGAGGACGCCTCGACCTCGAGCGTAATATGCTCATCATCCTGGAAACGTAACACGACTCTAAATTTCACAAGTCACCCGTATGTGCCGCTGATGTGCTCTGCTGGCACCCCAGCTTAATGCTTAGATACTCAATGACCTCTTTGCAGTTGAAGTGTGCAACGGTGTTGCCATTCACTGAGCATTCCACCTTACCCAGCGGGCACTTCGTACGTGTCTTTCTGTCCAAGCGGATGCGCACACTGCCTCCGTCGGCAGCCCAGGCACAACGAGGCGTACTTCAGTTTTTCCCATATAGTCTAGGTAGCGACACCCCTCTAACACCCTTCTGTAGTCTGTGTCGGGGGTGTACCGGCCTACTGGAAAGCACATCAGCTGTCTCCTTTAACCATCTCTTTTGCGACACGTACTGTAACAACAACCGCCACCCATCCCATGCTCACGCGCAGACGCTCGAGACGCTCCGCCGAGTCACTGAACGCCAGCACACACGGCGGTGTTACGTCCGTCTTGACCAGGGCATGCTTTGCTCTACTCTGCCTGACCTTTCTGCGTTCCTCATTCTGAGCGCAGACAGCATCTGTTACACCAGTCACCTGCGTGAACGTGTGAGTTGAGTGGCTCCTCATCGCGCCACCCCTTTTGGCGCATCTTCAGGCGTTACTGTGACCACTTCATTACCCTTAACCTCGCCCGTCTTAAGACGCGCCGCACCCGCCACACGTCCGCGACCGTACACCTTCGCGTCACCTTCAACGTGCGCCCCCTCGTCAACGACGCAGTCGCCGTAACAAACAGCCGCGCCGAACACGTGCGAGCTGCCCTGAATCGTGGCGCGTTCGCGTATGACAGCCCCCTCGGACACACGGCAGCTACCAGTTAGCAGCACACTGCCCTCTACTGTACAGGAGCCGAGGACGCGCGCCGCCCCTCCAACGGTCGCGCGCCCCTTGATGTCCGCATACCCCCCAACCATTGCGCTGTCTGTGACAGTGGCAAACTCACTGATGAGGCAGAAACCAAATGCAACGGCGTTGCCGTTCAGCTGTGCAGCATCCATTATCTTCGCATGCCCTACACACTGTGCGTTGTATCCAATCCAACACTGGCCATCATGGCTGAGGTTGTCCTCTCGCTCTACTAGCCCGCCGAGGTCCCCCTCTTTAATCGGGCCGAATGTGCGCACAGCACGGATACGCTTCAGATACTCACCAGGCTCTGCAATCAGCTCAAACTTCTGCATTGGCGACCTCCTCAGTATCGAAGTCCAGCGGCTCTAGGTCCAGCGGCTCGCAGTCCATATGGTCTACCTCAGTGTAATGGTGCGCATCTTCCCAATTGGCGTCATCGTAGTAGGGGTTGGAGTCGTCAGGGTCGTATGCGGGGTTCATTTTCTATATCCCTCGTAGGGCGTCTTGTTGTTCTCTGGGCGCACAACCTCACACGTCAGCTCGTGCCCATACCTGTTACCCTCACCAGGCAGCCTCCTGTAACTGTAATTACCGAAGTAGTCACGTAGCATTATGAAATCCCAGCCCTCTTTGTTTGCCAGACTTTGTGCCTCTGCTCGCATCGCCTCGTAATTATCAGGCATCCCGTTCCTCCGTTAGGTGATACAGTTACACATAGCAATACGCAGGCCACGTGCCTCCACTGCTGATTCAAATAGTTTACGCGTGACAGCCATGGGTAGTGTGTGACACGTGGGTGTCTTTTATAGTACAACCTAGGCATGCGTCACACTCCGCTCGTCCTTGTTCTCTACTGCCTGACAGGTGCCCTGCCGGCCTATGCTGAGCCGTGCCTGACTGAGTGTGGGATGATGTCACTTACCGACACGTGTCAAGATTTGAAGGATTACGAGAAGTACATCATCAAAGAGATGCCCAACCACGTTGCTGGTATCACCTCAGAGCAGGCGTGTACCGCACTGAAAGGGTGGGGCATTCTCGTACATCCTCCGGACGAAGCGTGCGGTGGAGATGCCTGGCTGCTCTCTCACTGGCTGTGTGTTTACGGGTACACAGACAGGCATCAGAAAATCATATGGCTCGTGTCATCCAACTGGCACATGAGCTCTCTCGCACACGAGATTATTCACGCGCTGGATATCGAGTTCACAGGTGACGCGGGGCACTGCAACTGGGCAGCTCGGGGCGTGCATAGGTTCCTGCGCGCGGTGGCGCGTGTCACGAAGGATACGCCGCCAGAGGATGAGTGCCCTGAGGTCAGTGCTCAGCAAACTCAAGCTCAGTGACTTCAAACACCGAGTCGATGAGTTCACCATCTATGCGCATTGCCACTCTGTAGGCCAGTGCAAGGTCCGGCTGGAATGCTATGACCTTTCCAACGAGGCCCTTAAAGGAGCTGTCGTGCGCTGTGATGCGCACGTTATCACCTACCTCATACTTGATGGGCGAGCGCATGAGCAGGTGCACATCCGTCTCAAGTCCTTCGAGCGTCCCAGTGTTGTCGATGAAGTGCGTAACATACTGCGCGAAATCAACAGAGCGCATCTCTGTCTCAGATGCGTGCTTGGACTGCGCTCCCTCAAGCGTTCCGTAGTTGCGCGTGATGAGCCACACCTCAGCACCAAGCACGCGCAGTGCTTTCGCCTCGTTAACGAAACGGCAATCTGTGATGACAACGACACCGTGCCCGCTCTCTTCAGCTGTGCGGACAGCAAGACGAACCCAGGTGTCCTCGTAGCACATGCGCCCCCACTCAGTGCCGAGCTGCTGCAGAGCGAAACGCGGCGTGAGGTAACACGGCGTGGCATCGCGGAGCATTGCCCACTTCCCACAACAGGCGCAGTAACCGTCATTCAACGGGCCGTGTCTACGCGGATAGCGCGTATCCGGAGCGTTGCGCATCTCGGATGGTCCATATAGCTGGTCGTCAGTGAACGCGTATACGTCACGCGCGAACGCCTTCATAGGCTGAGCCAGGCTCATTGTGAAGACGTCGGTGCCCGCCGCGTTCGCGATGAAGGCCCCGACGGTGCTCTTGCCGCTACCTGCTGTGCCAGCCAGTGCGATTATACGCGCCATGGCTGAGCCTCCGATGCGCCCCACAGCCATGAAGCAGGGCCGCGTTTACCCTGTCGCGTCAGGCGCACCCGATAGATAACACCCTCGGTGAACAGTGCGCGCACCAGTCTGTAGGCTGCCATGCGTGAGCAGCTCAGTGCGGCGGCCAGCTGCGTTGCTGTCATGTCTTTCTTGCTCAGTTTCCTGAGCGCCTTCTCTTTGTCTGTCATTTTAATCCCCGTTCAGTTGCAATGAGCTGTGTTTAAATAGTGCGTCAACGTCAGCGTACGAGCGAGCCAGTATGTAGATGCCTCCAACTGCCTCGAACTTCTCCTGAAAGCGTTTCTGTTCTGGGCTCTGTTTACCCTTGGCTGACTTGCACTCAATACCGATGAACCGTCCTCCCCAGCAAACCAGCACGTCAGGCGACCCCTTCAAACCCCAGGTGAGCCATCTCCCGTTAACATGGCCAGCTCCCGTATTGTTTCGCCAATACACCAGGGGCTCGCCCCGTATCTTCCAGATAGTCAGCGTAGTCATAACGTCCGAGAGTACGTCAGACTCTCGCGATACCGAGCGAGCAGGCTTCTTGTCATATCGAGCCATTGTGCCTTTACGTCGCGCCATGATGACTCCTTGATAGTGAAGTGCGGGTAAGCCGTTGCTGGTATATTCCAATTAACTGCCGACGGGGCCATTATGTCGCGCCGTTCAGTAGCCAGCATGCGCAGGTCAACGGTGCGCACGTCATCGCTGTATACATGAGGCGTGATGTCAGAGACTCCAAGTGTAGACAGCACTACTTGAGTGTGCTGCCTCTCAATCTCCTGCCAAGACACAGGTGTCTTGTCTTTCTCGGGGCAGATGGTGACGCAGCTTTTAATAGGCGCCGCGATATCTGGGAGGTACGCTTCCGATACTTCATGCAGCATAAACGCCAACTTCTGTGTCGGGTCAGTGAGCTGTTCAGCTCCGAGAAGACAGTGCTGCGCTACGCTGTAGTGAAACTCACAGTGCCCAGTGAAACGGCATTTCAGCGATAGCGCATGAGCTATATCTTCCAAGCTAACCTGCAGCGGCTTTAACTCGCAGGGTGTCACGCCTATTCCTGAGTAGCTCTGTATAACGGTCATGAGTTCAAGTCCCTTTCCATCTGCTCTCTGTCAGGCTTCCATGCCCAGTCATCCGGCCACCATGGGCGCAGCTTGCCTTCCTTAGTGAACACGGTTTCTGCCCCCTTGAACCATCGGCGACACGCCGCAGGCTCCATCTTGATTTCTACGTCGGGCACGAACTCCTTCATGCCTAGGATGCCGAGGCGCGCTTGCTCCGCGCCGCACTCGTGCAGGTATTCCTCATCGACCTCGCACAGCGTCTCGTCGTGAATGAATATGACGAGGCGTGAGCGGTTGTAGAGCACGCTCGAGGGGTTGTTGTACTGAGCATTACACAACAACCAGGCTGCATGCTTGGCGCCTTGAGCTGCGAGGTTCTGAAAGTAGTGGTTTGAACAGGAGTTGGCCTGAGTGTTGAGGCGCTTCATCCCTGTTCCGAACGACACCATGGGTATTCCGTAATCCTGAGCCTCGCGCGACGCCGCCACGGTGGCTTTATGGTACGCCCGCATTCCGGTGAATTCGGAGTACCACAGCTCCCCGAGGTCATCAGCAATCTGAAGGCACTTGGCGCACGTCGGTGGTATTGACCTGCGCTTGTACTCCGTCACACGCTCGTTTGTGTAGCACTGCCCACGCTCAGTCACACCCGCTCCCTCACAGAAAATGACTCCGTCTTTACGTGCGGTGATGCACATCTTCGGTGCACCCATGAGGCCGCCCTTACCGAAATTAATAGGCTTGGCGGATTTGCGCAGGTCTTTGAAAGACTTGTCACCAGCCTTGTACAGCGCAAGGCCTTCTTCATACGAGAGCCCGATGAACCTGGCCGCGAGTTTAACGTGGAGGTCTTGCCCAGCATTGATGGCGTCGCGCATCTCAGAGCCGAAACCCATGGTGTAACAGACCTGGGCGAGAGTAGCCATCTCAAGCGCGGAGTAATCGCAGCTGACAAACACCTTGCCGGGGCGTGCGACGAAGCACTCACGCACTCGACCACCGCGTGGCATCTGCTGCATGTTAGGTTTGTAGTACGACGTTCGCTGCGTGGCTTTCGTTGAATCAAACCCAGCGTTGACCGGAACCTGAGTGCCTTGTTCAAGAACGTTGACGAAAGCAGATAGCAGTTTCTCATTCGCTCCGGCATCCGCGTACTCCTCAAGCACCTCGTTACCAGATTCATAAAGAGTGTCGCGTGATGTCGAGACATCATCGCCATCAGTGCGCGGAGGCTCGCCCATATACGCCGCTGACACGAGGGTTTTTAATAGCTTGGTGTCAGTAGCGAAACGCACGGTCCTACCTTCAGCCAGCGAGTTCAGCACTTTCTTCAAGTCGCGATGGCGGGCAGCAGCCCATGGGGCATCCGGTGGTATCTCAGCCAAGCGCAGAGTACACCACTCTGGCGTGATGAGGGGGTCTGCGCGTTCGTACTCCCCTTTCTTCTTATTGCAGGGGCGCACACGCACGATCCCTTCACGAAAGAAGCGCTCACGTGATGCTTCGTGGTGTCTAATAATACCAGCCACGACTTCTGACACCATCGCCCCGTCAGTGCGTATCCCCCAGATAGAAGCAAGCTGCAACAGCCACGCGGCTCGGACTTCCTGAGTAATACATTGCAGGTTCTCGCGGTCCTCAGCAATCTGGAGTTGCAGGAGCTGCAGCGTGCCAGCCGCGTCACGGCGTGGATAGTCGATGGCGTCTGGAGGCCACTCACTGAGCGGAACACCGTCAAGCTCAGCGTAACGCATACGCCAGCCGTCTTCTTTCTCTGCAGAACGGTCACGCCCAAAATGCTTCATCTCGAGCGCAGCGAGTGAGTAACTCTCGCGCCCGTCTTCCATCTCACTTACGGCGTTGTCGTGCAGTTTCTCGAGAATGGCTGTGTCTAGAATGCGCGCATCAGCGGAAAGCGCCTTGAAGATAAGAGGCACCATTGACGGGTCACGCGCAGCGGCGTTGCCCAGGTCATACACGATGTTTGCTCCGCCGATTACCGCGTTATCGGAAGCCAGTAATTCTCGCAGTAACTCCATGCCGTCGTCAGGAGTCAGCACGCGCCCGTGTGGGTGCTCAGCTGATGCGTGGGAGAAGCACACGATGGGCGGCGCGGCGAGGCCGGGCTGCTTGAGGTGCGTCTCAGTGTCAATGGCGTGGAGTGTCTTCATGGCGGAGCTCAGCTGTTGAAACAGAACACCAGTCGCACGTCCTCTACCGGAGCCAGCTCACAGAGTGCGTTAACTTTCATGCGCAGGAACGCAAGGGCCTTCTGCGACTCTTTGCCGTCGTAGTAATCGAGCACCTCTTGAGCAGTCACCCACGAGAACGAGTGATTACCAGTCTTCACCCGGTTCTTGTACTCTATAGCCCACTCGAGTGACAGCACTTTAGGAATACCGCGAGGCTCAGCAATCGGCTCGAACTCAACGCCTCGTACGCCAGCGAGTATGCCGAAAATGGCATAATCACGCCGAGGGTAGAGGTTGCCCGTTGGCACAATCGCCCACGTGTCAGACTCAGCATCGTACAACTCTGCGCGCATGTAGATATCACAGCCCATAGAAAACCCCCGTGAAAGAAAGGCACCCCCGTTAGGAGGTGCCCCGAACTGTGTCACTTCGCATTAGAGCTTAGCTGCGCGCTCCGCAATCTCTTCAGGTGTCTGGGGGATATGGTCCCACGCCACGAGAGTGATCTTCTTTCCTGACTTGCGTGCGGTCTTCTCATACGTACGGTACGCGATGTTAACACCCTTCATCGGGTTCTCGTTACGGTCGACTGCGCTCTCGAACAGCAGAGCACTCTCTTCGCTTGGACCCCATTCACCCTTCACAGGCGTTCCAATCTTCAACTCGAGCTCGCGCAGCATCTTGGGGTCTTTCTTAATGGAAGCCGCTCTGTCTGCTGCGGATGCTGCGATAGACGCTTCAGTCTCGCCCATGAGCGTGACAAGAAATGTATACACATCATCCCAAAACATCTCTTCAAAATCGCCCATCGTCTTCAGCCACGTGACCTGTGTGCCTGGCCTGTTACCTGCGGGCTTCGCCTTACCGTTCTCGTCTTGAACACCCTCGTAAGGGTCACAGCTCTGAACTACAAACTCAGCCACGAACGTTGTTCCGTTGAAGAACTCTGGTTTCGTTCCGAACTTAAGCGCCTTAACTGTCACAACCCCTTGCCCCGGGTTGATGTGGTTGCCGCCTGATTTCAACTTAGCCTGTGCAAATCTGGATGCTGCTGAACTCATGGTGTCTTCGCTTTCTGTTAGGTGCTGCGTTAGTTTCACTTCACTTCAACTTGCTATTTCAGTTTGTAGTACTCCAACAGCGCCGAATAAATACGGCGTGTCAGCTTTACATCCTCCTCTGCAGAATGCACAGAGGACCTGGTCTGTTTGAAGAACTTACACAGTGAATCCAGTGAGAGTTTTTCAATCAGCCCCCCTTGGTACAATGGCCACGCCAGCGACACTGTGTCGACTGAGTGGTAGTCCCATGAAGGCTGCACCCCCTCCGCTACAAAGGCAGCCTCCATGAAAGCTTCATCAAACTTAACGTTGTGCCCTACAAGCACAGCTCCTTTAGACAAGTCGTCGATGGCTACGACCATCTCACCCCGCGTGACTGTACCCTGCAAACGCCAACGGTCGAACGAGTAGCCATTAACACCAAGCGCCTCTGTCGTGGCATCGCTCAGCCTCTCAGGGTGCACGTAGAACGTGCGTGCTCCGAGGACCATCTTGTTCGTTTCGTCAGTCAGTGTGCATGATACAGAAACAATCTCATGCTTATGTGGGTCCAGCCCTGTAGTTTCGCAGTCGAAGAATAGTAGGTTCAAACGCCCCTCATGTTGGTTAGCACATATACGTGTACACATGCCGCGAGTGTGTAAAGCACCGCAGCCCACTTGATGGCCCATCGGCAAACCAGCCCACGAAATCCGCCATGTGCTGCCCACGTAATGAACGTAATGAGCGCAATCTCGACGGCGACAATTTTCAACCCTGCGAACACCTCGGGTGCCCAGAGCAGTCGTGTGAGCAGTGGGTTTGCCTCAATACTGATTCCCAGCTTGCGCACCTCGTACATCGTGGCCATCGCGTCAAACACATTCAGCCAACTGATTATCAGAGCCAGAAATCTCATGCCTTGCCCCGCTTCATCAAGAGCACAAATTCAGCCGAGTTAATCTCTGGCACGGGCGGCGGTGGCTCGGGTAAATACTCCCCTGAGCTGAACTTCTTCCACGGAGACACCGGCACGACTGGGCGCTGTCTAAGGTTGTCCCAAATAGCGTAAGCCAGTGCGGCCGCCACAAGAGATATGATGAGTGCAGTGACGAGCCAGCTCATTCTGCACCATCCTTCAATAGGTAGTTCGTGATTACGTAAACGTAGTTGCACACAACAGCAATACCCAACAGCGCGCCGGCGAGAATCATTTCCCCTCCCCGATGAGTGTGAGCACAATGCCGAGGGCCAGGCCGAGCAGCGCCAGAAACGCAAAGAGCGACATCATACCGTGCCGTCCATCTTCGTGATGAAAAACAACGTGACTACAGCGCCGATACCGACCCCAATAAAGAACGTTACAAAGTCAACCATGTGCAGCTCCCTTGCTCAAATAACAGTATCAATACAGTTTCACCACGTCAAGCCTATTTTTTCAGCGTACAGTAAACGCTCGTTTTTACGCGTCGACTCATAGGTAAACCGCGCCTCCTCAACGGCATACTCGAGCGGCGCAGTGAACTCACTGGTGTGGGTGTAGAGGTCCACTGTCACCACAGTCTGCGCCTGCCCCGCTCGGTGGTGACGAGCCAGCAGCTGCTCCCACTGCCCCTGCGGGTTCGCAATCAACGCCCGACAAAATTGCTGCATGTTCTTGCCAGTCGCATGCGCGTCGATGCTACACAGAATCGTGCGGTCACCCCGCTCCTCACTCTCAGGGTGCGTCCCGCCGTCATACAACGGGAACCTGCTCAGCTCGGCCAGACGTTTCGCGAACGCTACGTGTGAGTACCAGATGCAACCGGGGCCGTTGTCGCGAGCCCACTGCATGGCGTCTTCAACGAGATAGTCATCGAGCCACACCGTCTCCTGCACAGGCACCACGTGAGTCTGAATGTCCCTCCACTCCTCCCAGTTGCGTGAGTGCCATACAGGCAGCGGGCCTGCGTACCCAGATGCTGCACGCTCTGCAGCTCGCTGCAGTAGCTCAGGCGAGTCCAGCATAGGCATGCGATCAGCCTCCATACGCTCACGCACCTCGCGGTGCCACTTCTTACGCGCCGCATACCATGAGAGGATGAGCTCCTCAGACTCACCACGGGGGAACGTAGTGCGGTAGTAGAAGCCACACACCAGCTGTGAGCAACAGGCCGCTATCTCAGCCGGGTCCTCGAGCGGCTCATCGCCAGGCGTCTCCTTCTCACGCCGCGCGCGCGCGACAGCCTTGCGCAGCGCTTCGGGCATGCTCTTTGGCTTACGCGCGCGCAACACCAGCTTAACCGGCAGGCTAGCCGCCTCTGTCGTAATGACACCCTCTGTCTCAATGAGCCGCCTGCAATAGCCAGCGCGGACACTCTCGCCCTCGGTGGTGAGCTTCATCAACGCACCGGGTGGTGTGGGAGGCCCTTCGATGGGGCGCAGCGGGTCGAGACACCCCGCCCACTCTTTGGCCACGCCTGGGTCAAGCGGTGTAGGTGACAGCTGACCCAACGCGAGCGCATTCAGGTGCACGTAGTCCATGATGGAGCGCTTCGCCAGCGTGCCTGAGTGAGTGCACAGCCGCGCGCGCTGCCCCTTACGCTCGGCTTCGTCATAGTAATACAAGAACCGCCCGCCACGAACTCCGAACGGGTCTTTCAGATTGTGCCCCTCGTCAGCAATGATGAGGTTTGGACGAGCCTCCATCAAGTATGTAGTTGTAGATTCGTGTGACAGCTTACTATATGTAAGAACCTCGAGCGTGGGGCGGTTAGGCACAAACGGGGGCGGCCCTCCAGCCAGGTTAGGCAGTGTGAAGTGCTGTCTCCACAAATCGTAGTCGTTGAGCGTCTGCTTCATGAGCTTTGCCTCAATCAGTAGCACCGCGCGCTTACAGTCAGTAAACACCATAGGCAATAGGAAGTTGATTCCGGTTTTGCCCCCGCCAGCTTCAATGTGGCCAACCGCACCCCCCGTCTCGGCTGCCTCGTAGAGGTACCACCCCTGAATAGGCAACAGGTGAGTGATGCACGGGTTCATGACACCAGGGCGCAGTTCAGCGCAGCGGCACACGGGGTTGTCACGTCTGAGCCGCGCGGTCATCACAGCGGCCATGCGCAGCTGTTCTGTGTCTGAGGGTATCGGGCGACGGGGCAGAGCGAGCACGCGTTGCAGCTCATCTGAGTCGCTGACCGGTACACGGCCGTATTTATCAGCCGCGTATGTCTCACGCGTACGGCTGCTCGCGGCAACGAATGCCGTTGGCTTTACCAGAGTTGTGAATAGTCCCATTGTGCCCTCGAGGTGCGCGCGGTGACTACGCCTTGAACCTGGGTAGCTGTTCCGGGATGGGACCTGTCTCAAGTTCAACTGAATCCAGCGCGCGATACAGCCTCTCAATGCCCTCGGGCTGCAGCACATCTTCGATGTTGAACGCACTCATCAGCAGTCTTCCAGCACTGTGGATGACGATGCTCTCGAGTGCACCGTCTGTCGTTTCCCCAGCCGCTGCGCGTGCCTTAACCCAGGCGTTAGTTGCACCTGCAATTCTACCCATGCACTCGCGAATCAACTCGCTCAGCGCGTCTGTAGGCACTCCGTCGGCGTCACTCATCGGCCGCCTCCCGAAGGTCATACGCGTGGCTGACTTCGCGAGCGCCTCTATCAAACGCCCACTGCGCCAGCGTGCGCGCCCTCGTGCACGTGGCTACTTCTGCCCCCTGCACACTGAGCGTGTAGACCCCGTCACTGAGCTCAATCTTTGTAAACGCCTGGCTCATATCTGCCTTACCCGTCACAGTCACCGTAGTTTTCGCTTTCAATTGAGCTCCTCTTCTTTCAGTGCGCGCATTGACGTCACAGCATAGTAACAGCTCTCACAATAACTTCGGGCATCACCCGGGTGCATGCAGCACTCGTAATGTAAAGGCTTTTTACACCCGTCGCACACTGTGCAGTTCTTGCGGTCTGACTCCAGCAGGTGTTCATCACAATCCGCGCACCTCACCCGCGCACCACGTGGCCTGGGGGCAGCAGTGCGCTCAACGCTGTGGCGACGACCTCGTTACGCTCGTCTGTATCAACGATGTAGTGACCTGCGGGTGGTGGGTTCTCACGAGCCGCGTCAGACAGGTATGCTTTCCATTTACCGAATCCGAATTCAGTGGACGACTCACCGCGCAAATCATCAATCACACGCTGTGCGAGGTTCGCGATGATGCGCTCGAGGCCTCTCACGTACGTGTGTAGCGTCTGCGTGGCAACGCCCTGTGGGGCACAGCGGAAGTACAAGAACACCCCCGTGTTAACGGCTGGCTCAGGTGGTGTGTCTGAGCTCTTCGGGGCATCCGACAGCACTGGCGCTTCGTGCGCTGGCTGTGCCTTGGCCTTCGGTGCTTTCTGTTTAGGCGCGGGGGGCGCTGGCTTCGGTGTGGGTGGCTGAGCCTGTGCCTCCACCCCTCTGCTA